GGACCACCCGCCTCCTTCCGTCTCTCCCCCCGCACTTTCTGGAGGCCTTGGTCGTGGCATCGAAACCTGTCGGTTTAGGCCACCGCGGCGGCCGGTTGTGGCGGGAGATGGCCACCGGGTCTTCCTGGGGACCCGCGGAGTTGGTGCTACTGGAGGAGGCTTGTCGGCTGGCTGACCGCATGGACCGGTTCGACGAGATCCTGCGTGGCGACACGCACGTGTGGATGTCAATGGACCTTGCTGATGATGGTCCGGTGACGGTGGTACTCAACTCGGTGATCTCCGAGGCCAGGCAGCACGCGGTGGCCTACAAGCAGATCCTGGCCGAGCTCCGGCAGGGCCGGAAGTCGGGTCGCGGCGCAGGCACTGGCGGGACGAAGGCGAGGGCGGGAGTTGCAGACCTTACCGCCAAGATCGCTCAGCGCCGTGCGCAGGCCGCGAGTTGATGTCCATCCGTCCTACGCGTACACCTTCAGGGATGAAGCCTGCGAGTTGATGGTCCGGGCCGGTCAGCCCTTGGATGATTGGCAGTCCGACGCGATCGAGTTGCTGGTTGCATTCCGCGACGACGGCAAGTTCGCCTGTTTCGAGTACGGCGAGATCGTCTCCCGCCAGGCGGGTAAGGGCGGCATCCTGGAGGCGCGGGCGCTGACCGGCCTGTTCCTGCTCGGCGAGCCGTTGATCATGTGGTCGGCGCACGAGTACAAGACGGCGCTGGAGGCGTTCCGCCGGGTTCGGGCGCACATCCGCCACCTGGGCACTCCGATCACACCGAACCTGATCGACGTTGACGGCGTGCCAGTGAAGGTGAACAACACGAACGGCGAGGAGTCGTTCGAACGGTTGGACACAGATCAGCGGATCAAGTTCCTGGCTCGGTCCAAGGGCTCGGGCCGTGGGTTCACTGGCGACTGCAACATCATTGACGAGGCGTTCGCGTACACCCGGGATCAGCAGGAAGCGTTGATGCCGACGGTGATCGCTCGGCCGAACCCTCAACTGATCTACACGTCGACACCGCCGCTGGACGGGTTGAGCGGTGAGCCGCTGTATGCGCTGCGGGAACGCGCGGCGGCCGGCGGGGACGAGGCGCTGGGCTGGCGAGACTGGGGGCTGCCCGGTGAACTGGAGTTCTTGGACGATGTTGACGTGGACGACCGGCGTAACTGGCGGACCACGAACCCGGCGGTGGGTGGTCGGATCACCGAGCAGACGATCCGGCAACTGCGGTTGTCCATGTCGACCGAGGGGTTCGCCCGCGAGGTGTTGTGCATATGGCCGCGACGGGTGAAGAGGGGGTCGGGTGTGATCCCCGCCGATCTGTGGCAGTCGTTGGCGGACCCGAAGGCGGACCGTCCGGCTGATGTGACGTTCGCCTTGGTGGTGAGCCGGGACCGGACCCGCAGCGCGATCGGCTGGGCTGGGCGCCGTGGCGATGGCCTGCTGCAGGTTGGCCTGTCGGACTGGCGGCCGGGCACCGCGTGGGCGGTGGACCGGCTGCTGGAGCTGAAGGCGAAGTGGAACCCGGTCGGGTTCGTCGTGTCCAGCAAGTCTGAGAGTCTGCTACTCGACCTGGAGAAGGTCGGGATTGTTGGGCCGGAGGATGCGGACGATCCGCAGCGTGGGGATCTGGCGGTTCCGAGCGCGGCGCAGGATGCGGCCGCCTATGGCCTGTTCGTTGACGCGGCCCGGGCTGAGGTGCCGACGTTGCGGCATCTGGATGATGCGCCGGTGAACTCGGCTTTGGCGGAGGCGTCTACTCGGCCGGCTGCGGGTGGTGCGACGTGGGATGACCGGAAGACGGAGACGGCGCCGTTGCGTGCGGTGACGTTGGCGTTGTGGTTGTTCGAGGCGTGGGCGCATCTGGTGCAGGCCGACTACGACCCGCTGGCCAACATCTACTAGGGGGTGCCGATGTCCACGTTTGTGCATGGCATCCCCCGGGCCCGCCGGGTAACTCGTGCCCGACGCCGGCTGCTGCCGGCGGTGGCCGCGGCCGCCGGGCATGTGCTTCGGCTGTCGTTGCGGGTCGGTGTGCAGTTGCCGGGGTTGGCTGGTGCTGGCGCGATCTGCTATGGGGCGTGGCTGGCTTGGGCTCCGCTGGGGTTCGTGGTCGCCGGCATGTTCATGTTGGCGCTGGACCGTCGGGCGGCGTCGTGAGTGGCAGGCGATGCAATCGCTGCGGCACGGACTACCCGGGCCACCTGGTCGAGTATGCGTTTCGGCAGGATGCATCCTGCCGAACTGGTCGCGGCGGCGGTCGTAAGCAGATTTGCCGTCCGTGTGAGCAGACCGGCCGCGACGAGCGCAAGCGTGGGAACCGCTGGGCGGTCAAGGCACGGGACACCATCCGGCGTCACGCTGTGCGTCTCGGCGTGGACAAGGCCGACCTCATCACCCGGTACGGCTGGGCGCCGGACCGGATGGCGTATGAGGCCGAGCACGCCTACAAGAACGGTTGCAACTACTGCGGCGGATGCTTCGCCGACATGGGCCACGGCCTGGCCGACATCACCCTTGACGTGATCGACCGCGGCCGACCGCCGTACTACCGGACCAACACCAAGTGGTGCTGCCAGACCTGCAACCGCAAGAAGGGCGTGCTGTCGCCCGACGAGTTCGAAGCTGACCGGCAAATGTGGGCAGCGTGGGATCGTGCGCGTCAACTGGCCGAGGCTGACCCGGCTGCCGTTGGGCGGTTGTTCTGATGAGCGTGTTCTTCCGCACCAAGCAGCAGCGGCCGGCCGAGCAGCCGGAGCAACGCGCCGGCTGGCCGGTGAGTGCACTCTCAACGGCCCTGCTCTCCCTGACCCGGCAGCAGTTCAACGAGGTTGACCTTTCGACCGCCGAATCGTCGCTCCAGTCGGTGGCGGTTCGCTCCGCGGTGGACTTGATCGCGTCGATCGGCTCCGAGCTTCCCGTGGACGTGTTCCGCGGCAAAGGGTCGACCCGGCAGGAGCTGTCGATGCCCGGCCACCTGGAGGACCCGGACGGGTCCGACCAGGGGCTGGAGGACTGGTCCTACCGGGTGCTCGTGTCCTGGCTGCTGCGGGGCAATTTGTACGGGGATGTCCTGGAGCGTGGCCCGGCGCAGATGCTCAAGCAGGTGGACATCTTCCACCCGGATCGGGTGCACCCGCTGATCGAGGACGGTGAGGTGAAGTGGCTGCACCAGGGCCGGGAGGTTCCGGTCAACCGGATGCTGCACCGCCGGGTCAACCCGGTTCCGGGTTGCCTGCTCGGCCTGTCGCCGGTGGCGTATCACGCGTGGACGATCGGCCTCAACTTGACGACCACACGGTTTGGTCTGCAGTGGTTCCAGGACGGCGCCCACCCGGGCGGGGTGCTCCGCAACACTGAGGTCGACTTGTCGAAGCCGGGTGTGGCGGAGACGGCCAAGGACCGGTTCATGGCGGCACTGCGCGGCAGCCGCGAGCCGCTGGTGCTGGGTAAGGGCTGGGAGTGGCAGCAGATCCAACTCAACCCGGACGAGTCGCAGTTCCTGGAGACGCAGGGTTTCACCGCCGCAGAGTCGGCCCGCATCTTCGGCCCGGGGATCGCAGAGATCCTCGGCTACGGCACCAAGGGCAGCTCGCTCACCTACAGCAACTTGATCGACCGTGACCTGCACGTGCTGAAGTACGCGCTGAACAAGTGGCTGCGCCGGCTGGAGCGGCTGTTGAGCATGTTCCTCCCACGGCCGCAGTACGTGCGGTTGAACCGGGATGCGCTGTTGGAGACGGACACGCTGCGCCGTTACCAGGCGTATGCGATCGCCCTGGACAAGCGGTTCAAGGTCGTCAACGAGGTCCGGGACAAGGAAGAGTTGCCGCCGGTCGACTGGGGCGACGAGCCGAACCCGACACCGGGTGCCGCCCCGCCGCCGAGCGAGGGCGAGCCGCCGGGCGAACCTGAGGAAGACGACGACGAGTGATCGCCGGACGGGGAGTCGAACCCCGCGGCACTGTCGCAACGACTGGTACCAGCCACTGCTCAGCCCGCCAGCGGGTCGGAAGTGGGTCCGTCGACCCCCCACCGTTCACCGCTGTGGATGGTCCCGCCGATACCACTTCGCGGCAACCACTCACGTCCAGCATACGAGGAGGACAAGTGCGCGCGATGCGAGGCCTGTATGTGATCCGTGGTGGTGGCCCGGCATCACAACTGAACACCCGGCCGGTCCGAGCCGACGAACCGGATGCCGCAACCCCGGCTGATGGGCGTGTCGGCACGCTGGTCGTCGACTTCTCCCGGTTCGACACCTGGTACGAGATCGACTCGTTCTGGGAGGGCCGGTTCATGGAGCAGGTCAAGCGCGGGTCATTCAAGAAGACGATGAAGGAGAACGGGTCCAACGTCAAGGTCCTGTTCAACCACGGCTTCGACATGTTCCTCGACCAGAAGATGCTCAGCGTCCCCGAGGTCCTGGAGGAGCGTGAGGATTTCGCGCACCTGGAGGGGCCGCTGTTCCGCGGTACCCCGGAGCTGATCGTCGAAGGGTTGCGCGCCGGTGCCTACGGCTCGAGCTTCATGTTCGAGGTGTTAGCCGAGAAGTGGGACCGGGAGCCGGAGAAGTCTGATGACAACCCGGACGGTCTGCCGGAGCGCACGATCACCCAGGTCCGGTTGTTCGAGGCCGGCCCGGTGACGTGGCCGGCGAACCCGGACGCGACCGCCGGGCTCCGCTCGGGCACCGACTGGTGGGCCGAGCAGATACAGAAGCGTGATCAGGACCGCTACGACGAGCTTGTCCGCTCGTTCGCAGCGTTCCGGGCCCTGCACGGGCTCAGCACCCCCACGGGGGCCGCTGCCCAGCCAGGGTCCAAGCCGGAAGCGCCGGCATCCGACATCGGGTCGGACCGCCACGTCGACGGGACGGCGGCAGCACGCCGCCTTCGCCTGCAGCAACTGCAGGGAGTCGACACGCGACGGAAGGTCCCGTCGCACTAGCGGGTTGGAGTAACCCCGATGTCAGTGAAGGTCCAGTTCCGTAAGGCGGAGCTTTCGATGGAGGACGCCGAGAAGCGGCTGACCGAGATCGAAGCAGAGATGAAGGAGATCAACGACGAGGCCGGCGAGGGTGACCTCGACGACGAGCAGCGTGCCACCTGGGATGAGCTCGGCGTCGAGCACGACGAGCTGGCGCTGTCCACCCGCAAGGCCAAGCGGGCGCAGCGGCTGCAGGATGCCCGGTCGAAGTACCAGAGCCTGCAGGTCGGTACGAAGCGTGAGGACCCGTGGGACGGGGATGTGCGGATCGTGCCCGAGCAGCAGGCGCTGACCCGGGCGCGCAACATCCTGGACGACCGGGAGCTCGGCGGGCATCTGCGCTCGGATCAGAAGGAGCATCTGGAGAAGCTGTTGCGTACGCGCAACGCGAACCTGGATGGTGACCTGCTGGCCCGGCATGTGATCGCCACCCAGCACCCGGCGTACCGCTCCGCGTTCCAGAAGTATGCGTCCGGCTCGCACGCGTACACCCAGGAGGAGGCGCGGGCGATCGAGGTGGTGCGGCATCTGAACCGGGCCGCGTCGCTGTCGGACACCGCCGGCGGGTTCGCAGTTCCGGTGCTCATCGACCCCACGATCATCATGACCGCGCAGGGGTCGACGAACGACATCCTGCGGCTGGCCAGGGTGGAGACGATCACCACCGACGTGTGGAAGGGTGTCAGCTCGGCCGGGGTGTCGTGGAAGTTCGACACGGAGGCGGCGGCGGCAACGGACAACGCGCCGCTGGTCGCGCAGCCGACGGTGACCACCAGGCGGGCGGACGGGTTCATCCCGTTCAGCATCGAGATCGGGATGGACTGGCCGGGCTTTGCTGAGTCCATGTCGGGCTTGCTCGCCGAGGGCTACGACGAGCTGCTCGCCGAGAAGCTCACCACGGGTACGTCGGGCAGCACCGAGCCGACCGGTCTGATCACCAGGTTGGACGCGACCACCACGATCGAAGCCACAGTCACCACAGCCTCCGCGATCGCCGGTGCGGACATCTACGGCCTGTGGGCGGCGCTGCCGCAGCGGTTCCGCCGGGCTCAGAACTGCGCCTGGATGTCCAGCACCGACGTTCAGAACTCCATCCGCCAGCTGGGCACCGTCGACCCGAACTTCTCCGTGGACATCACCCAGGAAGCGATCCCGCGGTTGTTCGGCCGGCAGTACCCGATGAACGACTACATGAACGACATCACCTCGGGCACCGGCACCCAGCCGTTCCTCGTCGTCGGCGACTTCAGGGGCTACGTGGTCGCACAGCGCGCCGGCATGATGGTCGAGTTCATCCCGATGCTGTTCGACACCACGTCGAATCGGCCCACCGGGCAAAGAGGCTGGTTTGCATGGGCGCGGGTCGGTGCCGATGTGGTGAACACCAATGGGTTCCGTCTGCTCGTGAACAAGGCCACGTGAGACAATGGAGGCCGGAGAGCACGCACTCTCCGGCCTCTGCCGGACCATCTGACTTGGAGATGCCCCGACGTGCAACAGCGTACCTGCCCTGGCTGCCAGCAATCGTTCATCCCGAACGCGAAGCATCAGAAGTGGTGCTCGCTCAGGTGTGGGGACAGGGTTCGGCGGCGTGGTTATGGCGATCCGCGACGTGGCCGGACTGTTTACCAGTCTCCTAGTGGAGTTACTCGCCCGTGCCGTTACTGTTCAGCGCCGTTCTCATCGGTGGACGGCCGAAGATACTACTGTTCGGACGATTGCAGCCGGACTGCGAAAAGCCTCCGCGAGGCCCATCGTCGGTATGGCATGACGATGGAGCGGTTCCGCGCGATGTGGCTGGAGCAGGGCGGCGTATGCGCGATTTGTGGCCTGCCCGAGCGAACTCAGCGCAATCGCCTACTGGTCATTGACCATGATCATGTGACGGGCAAGGTCCGGGCGTTGCTGTGTTCGCAGTGCAACCGGGCGATCGGGCTTCTGTGTGATGATCCGAAGGTCGTGGAGGCTGCGGCGGACTACATTCGTCGGCACCGTGACATCTGACTTACACCCATCTACGACAAACTCACGCGGCGGGTGCTGTTCAGCCCTGCGCCCGCCGCGTGACCACTCCTGGGCTGAGAGGAGAGGGGCGTCATGAAGTACAGCCAGATTTCTGCGGTGGTCCGCTGGTCCGGAGGGACCACGGTCCTGCGCAAGGGCCAGTCTGCGGATGAGGATCATCCGTTGGTCAAGGAGCGTCCGGAGCTGTTCACTGATGCGGTTCCTGGTGCGTCGCTGGCGGCTGCACCGCCGGCGGTGGAGCGGGCTACCCGTGCGCCGGGGGAGGTTCGGGTCACCGAGTCGCCGTCGAGGCGTGCGATCCGGGAGTGGGCTGTCGGCGCCGGGTTCGAGGTGGCGGCGCGCGGGAAGTTGTCGCCCGAGGTGATCGAGGCGTACAACGCTGCGCATGAGTCCGTCGATGGGTGAGCCTGTCGTGGCCGGCAATGGCAGGGTGCAGATCGCGTACCTGCACCGGCACAACGTCAGCCATAGTTGGCACGAGAGCATGATGCGGTTGATCGGCTACGATGCGGCGAACCACTGCCGGATCGTTGACACCGCTGGCCCGTTCATGATCTCCACCGATGCGTCTGGTCTGGTCGCCGCGCGTAACACTGGTGTGCAGCGGTTCTTGGACGAGACCGATCACGAGTGGTTGTGGTACGTCGACACCGACATGGGGTTTCTGCCGGACACGATCGACCGGCTCGTCGACGCAGCGGACCCGGTTGAGCGGCCGGTCGTCGGCGGGTTGTGCTTCGCGCTGCGCGAGGTTTGCTACGACGGGTACGGCGGCCGGCGGGTGATGCCCGCCCCGACGCTCTACGTGCCGGCGAAAACCCCAGAAGGGCACACCGGGTTCACCACCCGGTGGGATGTGCCGCCGAACACGCTGCTGCAGGTGGCCGGGACCGGCACCGCGTGCCTGTTGATGCACCGGGGTGCGCTGGAGAAGCTGCGTGCTGAGTACGGCGATGCCTGGTTCGACAGGGTTCGCTACGAGGATGGGCAGCCGATCTCGGAGGACCTGTCGTTCTGCGCCCGGCTGATCCAGCAGGGTGTTCCTCTGTTCGTCCACACCGGGGTTCTGACCACGCATCATAAGCAGTTTTGGGTGGGTGTGGAGGATTACACCCCGCCGAACGTGATGGCAGCGGATGTTCGCCACTCCGATTGACGTCGCCGCGTCGTATGCACGGTTCGACGCCGAGTCCGGCTACACGCAGTACCACGCCGGGTTGGCCATGTGGAAGGTCTCCGACGATCTGGACAGGTATCGCAAGGCGATCGAGGCATGCCAGCCTGAGGTGCTGGTGGAGACCGGCACGAAGTGGGGCGGGTTCGCCGCCTGGGTGGCCGACACGTTCGCCATTGACGTGGTAACGGTGGATGTGCTGCGCGCCGAGGGCCGGCCGGATTCGTGGCCGCGGGTCACGTTCGTCGCCGGCGACTCAATGGCACCGGCAACGGCGGCTCAGGTGGCCGGACTGGTCGCAGACCGTCGATGCATGGTCTCACTCGACGCGGACCACCACGCCGGCCACGTCATGCGGGAGATCGAACTGTACGCCCCGCTGGTGTCGCCCGGCTGTTATCTGGTGGTCGAGGACGGTCTGGCGGACTTGGTTGCCCCGCAGTTGGCTCGCCGGATCGGCTGCCGCATCCCCGAGGAGGGTGGGCCGCTGCGGGCGATCGAGGCGAGCGCGCTGACGATCGACCCGACGTTCGAACGCGACCTGGACATCGAGGTCATGACGCCGGTGTCGCACCACCCGGCCGGGTGGTGGCGTCGGAGGGTGCCGTGAGGCTGCTGCTGCTGGGCACACCCGACTACGGCCGGGACTGCTGGCATGACGACCTGGCCGACGAGGCCGCCGTGCTCGGCTGGCAGGTGGACTACATCGCCGCCCGTGACCGGCCTGTTGATGATGTGGTGCGGCAGGCCAAGGGTTCGGATCTGATGATCTGGGCGCGCACCCACTGGTATTCCCCGGCCGGGGACGTGGATGGCATGCTCCGGCGGATCGAGGACGCGGGCACTGCCACGGTCGGGCTGCATTTGGACTTGTACTGGGGTGTGCCCAGCCGGGAACAGAAGATCGGGAATCATCCGTGGTGGTCGTGCCAGTGGGTGTACACGGCCGACGGTGGGCCGCGACCGTGGCACACCAGGGGTGTCAACCACCGGTGGTGCCCACCCGCGTTGGGCGGTAGGCACCTGGGCCGGGTCAAGCCTGAGGGTGAGGCCCGGTACGTGTTCACCGGCGGGGCGATGCCTGTGCACGGCGAACATCGGCTGCAGTTGTTGGCGTGGGCGCATGCCCGCTGGGGTGACCGGTTCGCCGTCTACGGTGAGCCGCCGGAGACCGCCGTCTACGGCCGGCGGCTGTCCGGCGTCGTGTCGTACGCGGACGTAGTGCTGGGGGACTCGGCGCCAGCCGCCTGCTACTGGTCGGACCGGGTGGTGCGGATCCTGGGCCGCGGCGGGGTGCTGACGCATCCGCGGGTGGCCGGCATGGCCGAGCAGGGGTTCACCGACGAGACGATGGTCCCGTTCGGCCGGTACGAGTTCGTCCGGTTGGGCCGGATGCTGGACGCGTTGACGAAAGGGCAGCGGACGGCCATCCGCGACGCCGCGGTGTCCTTGGTTGAGACGCGGCATCTGTGGCGGCACCGGCTCCAGGCGATCGCCCGGGAGGTGGGCTGTGGCTGACCTGCTGGTGATCGTCCCGACGCGGGGGCGCCCGGGGAACATCACCCGGATGATCCAGGCGTTCGACGGGACCATCGCCTGGGCCGATGCGGACCTGGCAGTGGTGTTCGACGCCGACGACCCGACCCGGGGCGAATACCAGCGCATCGCTGAGCAGGCCGGGGTTGCAGGCCACGGCGTGTGGCAGGTTGAGGTGTCCTGCTGGCAGCCGATGGTCCGCAAGCTGGAAGATGCCGCCGACCAACTGGCCGCCGGGTACACCGCGGTCGGGTTCATGGGTGACGATCACGCGCCGCGGACGGTCGGCTGGGCCAGGGCCTACCTTGACGCGCTGGCCGAGCTCGGCACCGGGGTGGTGTTCGGCGACGACCTGCACCGCGGACAGGACTTGTGCAGCCAGTGGGCGATGACCGTGGACATCGTGGCCGCGCTCGGCCGGATGATCCCCGCCGACGTCGACCACCTGTACTCCGACACGTCGGTCATGGACCTGGCCCGGGAGGCGGGCTGCCTGCGCTACCTGCCGAACGTGGTTGTCGAGCACATGCACTACGTGGTCGGTAAGGCGCCGAAGGACGCCGGCTACCAGCGAGCCAACTCGCCGGAGCAGTACGCCAACGACGGTGCCCGGTACCAGCGGTGGAAGGACACGCAGATGGCCGCCGACGTAGCCAAGGTGCGCAAGCTGCGAGGGGTGAGCCCGTGAGGATCGTCATCGCCTGCGCCGGTTCGGGCACCAAGTGGGGCAACTACCTGGGTGTGCCGCGGCATCTGGTCCCGGTCGGCGGGGAACCGCTGCTGCACCGCACCACCCGGCAGGCCCTGACCGTTTCGCACGACGTGCACATCGCCTCGTTGGACGACGACCGGTACCTGTTGGCCGGCACCACCCGGCACGTGATCCGCGGGCAGCACGTCAACGAGTACGCGTCGACCCGGCATCTGTGGTCCACCTACGGGCGGACGCTGCTGCTGTACGGGGATGTGTACTACACCGATGCGGCGATCGGGACCATCGCCGGGTTCGACGGGCCGTTGTGGCGGATGTTCGGCCGGGCTGGCCCGTCGAGCATCACCGGGTCCCGGTGGGGTGAGATTTTCGCCGGATCCTGGCTGCCGAGGCATCATGGCATGCTCGACGACCACATGCACAAGGTGGCGTTGGCCTACGCGGCCGGGCACTCCCGCCGGTTCACCGCATGGGAGTTGCTGCGCAGCATCCAGCGGACGCCGCTGAACGAGCACATGATCAACCCGACCTGGTTCACCGACATCGACGACGAGACCGACGACTTCGACACCCCCGGCGACTACGACCGGCATCCGGCCGCAGCCGGGCGGGTGGTGGTCAGCGGTGGCTGACGGGGTGCGGATCCAGCCGCAGCCGGCCAGGTTGGCCGCTGAGGGCATCGGTTCGGTGGCCCACCGGCTGTTCATCGTCCGCGACCTGTCCCGGCCGGTCCGGCCGAGCCCGCACAACCCGACCTGCCGGCTGTGTGGCCGGCCGCACGGGTACAAGACGTACCACTTTCAGCTCGACGCGGAGGGCACGATCGTCGTGTCGACCACGATCTGGCAGCACCTGCTGAGGATGCCGGACCGCGGCGGGTTCGAGGCGGTCAACGTCGTAAGCGAACCACCGACTCAGGGGCTGATCCTGCCGTCGGCGGTGGCCCGTGTCATCCCGGCGAAAATGTGAGGAGACTGTAAATTGGCCACGATCGTCCACACCGACTGGTTGAACGGGATGCTGGGCGCCCCAACCCATTCGGTGATCGATTTCAACACGGACAACATCGACGCGTCCCTGCTCGACGAGACCGACTCGGGCACGATCACCGCGGCCAGTGTCGACTACGACGAGGTGGACACCGCGGACGTGGTGGCCACCGCCGACGTGTCTGTGGCGTCGATCTCCGGCGGGGTGGTCACCCTGACCGCCGCGGTGACGTTCTCGGCCGTGACGGGGGATGCCGCCGACTACCTGACCGTGTTCAAGAACTCGGGCACGCCAGCTACGTCGCCGCTGGCGATCACCTGGGACAGCGCATCAACTGGCCTGCCAGTCACTCCCAACGGGGGGGACATAACGGCCACCTGGGGATCGAACATCCTCGTCACCCTCGCCTGAGGGATGCACGTCCGTCTGATGGAGGGAATGACATGGCTGCAGGGTTCACCGCGCTCTCGACCACCGACCAGATCAACCAGCTGACCGGCCGGTTGGCGAAGCGGTTCCGTGAGGACTTCGCCGAGGCGGCACGGTTGAAGGCCTTCGACGACGCCAATGACCTGACCGCCTTGCCGGGCACGACGATGACCTCCGGCGACGCGGCGATCATCGGCTCGGCGCTGTCCGACCTGGACCAACTCCGCACCATCTACGAGGGCGACGCGACGCTGGGTGCCGTGAAGGACTTCCGCACGTTCCTGGATGACCTGTGGGGTCCGCTCTGAGTCCGTTCTGATCGGTCGGGGGTGACCTGTGTCCACCGAAGTCCGCGCGGTCACGGGTGCGACCGATGATCTGATCTTCGCGCCGGGCGACCTGTCCGCGATGACCCACGGCACCATCGCGGTCCTGTTCAAGCCGTGGTCGGGCGGGTCGGGCAACGTCCGCACGTTGTTCGGCCCGCACGACTCCGGCGGGACCTCACTGGGTAGTCTGCACCTGGACGCGGCCGACGATGTGACCTGGACCGCCGGCGGTGTCTCAGCGTCCGCGCAGACGCTGACCATGAACGTTTGCCATCTGATCGTGGCTCGTAAGGCCACCGGCACCGTCCCACCGCGGTTCAGCGTGAAGAACCTGAACACCAGCACGTGGACGCACAGCGACGGTGATGCGTCGGTCGCCGACTGGACCGCGCCGACCGACGCCGGCCGGATCCGGTTGTCCAGCGCGGGCGCCGCGAACATGTACTCGTGGTTGGCCGCCGAGGCCGTTTGGGCGAACAGTCTGCCGTGGGCGGCAGACGCGTCCGGCGATGCGGCGATCGAAGCTGCCGCGTTGGAGGACCACTTCGACAACTGGCGTGCGGCTGGGGCGTCGGCGCTGTGGAAGTTCAACCAGCCGGCCGTCAACATGAACGTGGAGGACCTGAGCGCTGGGCTGGCCGACGAGGTTGACCGGGTTGGCACCGGCACCAGCACCCTGTCGGACCTGAGCTTCCCGTACGAGTCCGGGGGATTCCTCCTCACCTCCCGCAACCACTACCGCAACACGCAGAACGAGCCTGATGCGACCGGCAACGTCCGGGACCTGTCTGAGACGCAGGGCACGCCGACCACCCTGACCTCGCCGACCGTCTCCGGCGGGTTCACCGAGGTGTTCCGGTTCCACCGGGTCGTCGATGACACAGTGGGCGGGACCAGCTTCCCATCCCAGCTTGACGTTTTCTCCGTCTCCGCGGCCACGCTGGCCTACAAGTGGCGAGTCCAGCGGTGGAACTCGTCAAACGTGCTGCAGGCCAGCTCGCTCTACTCCGCCGAGCACAACACCACCGGGATCAAGGTTCAGACGTTCGCCTTGGACACGGTGTGGTCGGCCGGCGACCGGCTCGCGATCTCGGTCGAGCTGCGCAAGGTGTCAGGCGGCGGCAACCGGTCCATCACGATCAACGTCAACGACGCCGACGCGTGGGTCGACTTCGAGATCGCTCTGATTCCACCGCTGGAGATAACCCCGGCCGCGGTAACAATCGACGCCACACCCGGCATGTTGACCATCACCAGCACGGTCGGAATCACCCCCGCACCGGCGACCGTCACGGCCACACCTGGCACGGCGACGATCACCGCCACGGCAGCGATCACCCCGGCCCCGGTCACAGTGACAGCCACACCAGGCACAGTCGAGGTGGCCACCGAAGGCGGCAGCCAACCGGTCACACCAGCCCCGATCACGGTGACCTGCACCGCGGGCACACTGACCCTCACAACCGGCGCGGTCGACGTCGTGCCCGACCCGGCGACCATCACCGCCACACCCGGCACCACGGTCGTGACAACCGGCGCAGTCGATGTCATCCCGGCCGAGGTCACCGTTTCGGCCACCCCGGGGACGTTGACCCTGACCGCCACAGCGGATATCGTCCCGGCTGCCGTAGTGGTCGACGCGAGCCCTGGCACCCTGACCGTCACCACCAGCGCGCCAGGCCAGGACATCACCCCGGATCCGGTCACGGTGACCGTCACCGGTGGGACTCTCGCCGTTGGCCAAGGCCTAACCGTTTTCCCGGCAACGATCACCGTCGCAGCCACTCCGGGCGTCTTGACGATGACCACCGGCCCCGTGGACATCACCCCGGCCGCAGTTAGCATCACCGCCACCCCAGGGCTGGTAGTCCTCGCGATTCTCGCGCTCGAATTGGACCTGGGCGGCGCGACCGTCGCCGTCACCGCCGGCGCCTTGACCGTTGCCACTGACGAGATCATTCCGGGCACCCTGGTCGCCACCGCACCGCGTAGTGGCCTAGTCGCCACCGCACCGACCGCGACCTTGCGAGGGAGGTGACCCGATGCCGGACGTCGGCGACACCGCAACCGCCACCCTGACCGTCACCCCGTTCGACGAGACCACCGACGCTGCACTGCACGTCGTCGCCCCCGATGCCACCTTCGACGACCCCACCCCGGCCACCGCCGACAGCGGCGCCACGTGGACGGCTGCGGTCACCTACGACCAGGCCGGGTGGTGGCTACTCACCTGGACAGTCACCGGCACCGGCGCCGGCGTCGAACACCAGAAGGTCCTGGTCACCGCCACCCCGGGCACACCCCCGTACCTGCCGGTGTACACCACCCTGGAGTTGGTCAAAGAGTCGCTGAACGAGCCGACCGGCCGGGATGCGCTGCTCCAGGAGAAGATCGTGTCCGCGTCCCGCTCGATCGACGTCCACACCGGCCGCCGGTTCTACCTGGACGCCACGATCAGCGCGCGGACCCTCAACCCGCGGCGCCGGGTCGTCGCCGACCGGGAAGGCCAAAGGCTGCTCGTCGATGACATAGGCACCACCGTCGGGCTGATCGTCGAGGTCGGGTCGACCGCCAACGGTTGGACCGCGGTCACCACCTCGGTCGAGGCCGAACCCACCGACGCGTTAGTGAAGCTCGAGCCGGTCACATCGCTGCTGCACCTGTCCGGGTCGTTCCTGTCCGGGCCGCGGGTGCGGGTCACCGCCCGGTGGGGCTGGCCGGCCATCCCGCAGGTGATCCGCGAGGCGACGCTGATCCAGGCACTCCGGCTGTACAAGCGGAAGGACAGCCCCGAGGGTGTGTTGGGGTCGGCCGAGTGGGGCACGGTGCGCGTGTCCAGGCTCGACCCGGACGTGGCCAAGTTGGTCGAGTCGCTTGTGCTGCCTGGGTTCGGCTGATGGATCTCAACGGGATCTGCGTAGCCATCGCCACCGCGGCCGGCAACGCCGACTCGACGCCGGCGTTGACCACAACCGGGCACGTCCCGGATGCGATCACCGAACCGCACTTCTTCGTTGCCGAACCGGCCGTCGACTACAACAAGACGTTCGGGAAGACGGCCGAGATCGAGCTGACCTGCCGGCTGCTAGTCAGCCGCGCCGATGACCAGACGTCGCAGCGGCTGTTGCGGGCTTACTGCTCAACCGGCAACGACGAGTCGGTCAAGGACGCGATCGAAGCCGCGCGCGGCGGTCCCGGCCAGGCGGCGCTCGGTGGGCTCGCAGACGACCTGTGGGTGCGGCGGGTGGAAAAGCCCCGCTGGTACGAGCATGCCGGCACCCAGTACATCGGCGTGGACATCCAGATCAAGGTGGTGGAGTGATGGGCATCCTCGTCCTGCTCGACACGCGGCTGTTCGTCGGCGCGGCGGACCTGTCCGGCCACTCCAACAAGGTGGAGATCGACGACTCGATCGAGGACAAAGAGGTCACCAACTTCCGCTCCGGTGGTGCGAAGGAGTGGCTGGGCGGGCTGGAAACGGTCAGCATCAACGCTGAGGGCCAGTGGGAGGCCGGCGACCCGGGGAAGATCGACGACCAGGCGTGGGCTGACCGGCGGGTCCTCGAAGCGTGGACCGCGGGCGCCGAGTCGGCATCGGACACCGGCGTCGGCTCGGTCGCCTACCTCACCAAGGCGCTACGTTCGTCGATCCAGCTGTTCGGCGCGGTTGGGGATGTCGCACCCTGGTCGGCGAAGGCGACCGGCACGTGGCCACTGGTCCGCGGCGAGTTCGCCCACCCGTCCGGCGTGGCCCGCACCACCGACGGCAACGGCACCGCGGTCGAGCTCGGCGCGGTGGCGGCCGGGCAGCGGCTGTACGGCAGCCTGCACGTCCTGTCCGTGGCCGGCACCCTTGTCCCGGAGATCGACGTCATCGTCCAGTCGGACTCGGCGGAAGCGTTCAACGTCACCCCGGAGACCCGGCTGACCTTCTCCACGGCCACCGCACCAGGTGGGCAGATCCTGCGTACCGACGGCACCGCCCACGCGGACACCTGGTACCGGGTGGTGTGGGACATCACCGACAACGGCGGCACCGGCGAGTCGTTCCTGTTCGTCGCCGCGATCGGCATCGAGTAGAGGGAGTAGGAAGATGGCCAAGAAGGTGCTGCTCGACGCCGTGTTGAGCATCAACTCCAACAACCTGCAGCAGTGGTGCGCCAAGGTCGAAGTCGTCGACGACTTCGAGGAGAAGGACGCGACCACGTTCGCGTCCGGCGGCGCCAAGGAGGTGCTCGGCGGGCTGGAGTCCGGCAACGTCGGCATCAGCTTCAAGAACTCCCACACCGCCGCCGAGTTGGACGCGATCATGTGGGCGTTGCGCCGGCAGGTGGTGCCGTTCACCGTCCGCGCCGACGAGGCTGTGGTAAGCAGCTCCAACCCGCAGTACTCCGGCAGCATCCTCATCAACAAGTGGATGCCGATCGCCGGCGCCGTCGGGGACGTCAACGAGTTCGACGTCACCTACCCGCTGTCGGGCATCCTAGTTAGAGCTACGTCCACGTAGTTTTATACTTAACCAATGACCTGTTCCGTTAGTGAATGTTCTCGGCACACTGAGGGCCGTGGGTACTGCGGCATGCATCTACAGCGGGTGAGGAAGCATGGGGACCCTAGCGTTCACATGGGGCACAGCAGCCGTCGGTACCGTCTAGCAGTTTGTTTGGTTGGTGAATGCAGCCAGCCGGCACGTGCGCGTGGGTTGTGCCCTAAGCACTACCAGCGGTGGCGGGTTCACGGTGACCCTTCGGTCAGGCTGGGACCGCGTGGCCGCCCCGCCGGAGAAGTGAGGTCATGCGTGATCGAACGATGTGACAACATCGCTCGCACGCAGGACATGTGCACCTTGCACTACAGCCGCTTCAGGCGCCATGGTGATCCGCTGATATGCCTTAGTAATGGGCCTGGCAACGGTGAAGGGTTTACGGACGAGTATGGATACCGTCGTCGCTACGTAGCCGGCAGGGGCAACCCGCGTGAGCACAGATTAATCATGGAGGAGATGTTGGGGCGCGAACTGCACCCAGACGAGACGGTCCATCACATCAACGGCGTCCGCGACGACAACCGGCTAGACAACCTTGAGTTGTGGTCGTCGAGTCACCCTCGGGGGCAGCGGGTAGAAGACAAGGTGGAGTGGTCGGTGGGCATCCTGCAGTTGTACGCGCCGCACTTGCTCATGGCCAACCAGAACCTGAGCACCTGATGCCGATTGAGCTGACGGCCGACCAGGAGTCGCTACGCAACGTCGGCCGAGCCCTGAAGCAGGAGGCCGACGGCAAGAAGCTCAAAAAGGAGCTGGCGGCCAACCTCAAACAGGTGCTGGAGCCGGTCGCCGAGCAGGCCCGGTCGAACCTGATGAGCATCGGCACTGCCGGCCTGGCCCACGGCGGGTCACCGCTGCGCACTGCCATTGCATCGCAGATGAAGCCAGCCGTCCGGTTCTCCGGCCGGCAGACCGGTGTGGCGTTGCGGGTGCGGCGCAAGAACATGCCGCGTGGGTTCACCAACGCGCCGAAGGCGCTGAGTACGCCGAAGGGTTGGCGTCATCCCGTGTTCGACTCCGACCGGTGGGTGCAGCAGGTGACCGTGCCCTCGGAGTGGTTCGACCGGGCCGCCCGCGCCGGGCATCAGCCTGCGAAACAGGCTGTGCACGCCGCTGTCGAGTCGATGGCGCAACGCATCGCCGACCGAGCCAAGTAGGGAGTCGTCGTGTACCTGGTGTACCAGCCTGAGGGCGAGTCGGAGCCGCAACGGTGGGAGTACAACCCGCGCAAGCTGCGCGCCACCGAGCGGGAGATGCTGGAGCGACGCACAGACCTCAACTTCAGTGAGTTCACCGGCAAGGTGTTGCAGGGTTCGTCGCTGTGCCGGCGTGCCCTGCTGTTCCTGTTCCTACGCCGGCAACATCCGCGAATCAAGTGGGAGGATGTCGACTTCGCCTGGGATGAGCTTCGGCTGGAATACTCCAAACAGGAGCTGACTCAGATGCGGGAGAAGGTCGCCGACACCCTGTCCGGCCGCGAGTTGGAGGCGGCGCTGTTGCAGGTTGATGCCGAGATCATCGCCGCGTACGACGACTCGGAGTCGGAGGGAAAAGCGCAGCTGCCCATCGCCGAATGAGATCGCTTGGCAACGCTGCTCACCTGCTCGGGATACGACCATGGGAGTGGGAGCTACTCACTGTGGAGGAGGCCGACCGGGCGCTCGACTGGCTCGATCGGTATGAGGCTGAGATGAAGAAGAAAGTGGGGTGAGCATCCCGTGGGGTCGGATGTGAGCCTCATTTTCAACCTATTGCTCAGGGATAAGGCTTCCGGTGGGCTCGGCAAGGTTGAGAAGAATGTCGGCCGGATGGGCATGGCCATCGTCGGCATGGGTGTGGCCGCCGGCGCCGGGCTGATCGCCGTCGGCGACACGATGGATGAGGTGTTCGATACCATCCGGATCGGCACCGGTGCCACCGGCCCACAACTGGCCGGCCTCGAGCAGAGCTTCAAGAACGTGGCAGGCACCGTTTCTGCCGACCTGACCGAAACCGGGTCGGTGCTCGCCGACTTCAACACCATGGCCGGCGCGACCGGGACAGACCTTGAGTCGCTGACCAGGACGTTCCTCAACCTGGAGAAGATCACCGGCGAGGACCTTGACGTGGAGAACGTCACCCGGCTGTTCGGCGACTGGGGTGTGGCCACCAAGGATCAGGCGTCGACGATGGACGACCTGTTCCGGGTCAGCCAGACCACCGGGATCGGCATCGGAGACCTGTCGACGAAGGTGGTCCAGTTCGGTGCGCCGCTGCGGAACATGGGCTTCACCCTGGAGGAGTCGACCGCGCTGTTCGGCAAGTGGCAGAAGGAAGGCGTGAACACCGAGACGGTGATGGCTGGGCTGCGTAAGGCGTCCGGCACGTGGGCGAAGGAGGGTCTCGACCTGCCGGACACGCTCCAGAAGACGATCGAGGCGATCAAGGGTGCGGGTTCGGAGGCGGAGGCGCAGCAGATCGCGTTGGAGAACTTCGGTGCGAAGGCCGGCCCGGACATGGCCGCTGCCATCTTGGAGGGCCGGTTCGAGATCGACGAGCTGATGGCCACGCTCGGCGGTAACACGGACACGATCAACGGTCTGGCCGACGAGACGGACGACTGGAAGGAGAAGCTGGCCAAGCTGAAGAACGAGGGACTGGTGGCGATCGAGCCGATCGCGTCGGCCGTGTTCGACCTGCTCGGCCGGGGGGTGCCGATCCTCAAGTCGGTCGGCCAGTGGATGAGCGCTAACACGGGCACCGTGAAGGTGTTGGGTATCGCCTTGGCCGCCATTGCTGGCATTATCTTGGCGGTCAACGCCGGGCTGATGGTGTACCACGGCATCCAGATGGTGATCCGCGCGGCCACGATCGTGTGGACGGCGATCAACTGGCTGCTGGCGGCGTCGGTGTGGGCGTCGCTGGGCCCGATCCTCCTGATAGTCGTGGCGATCGCTGCGGTGATCGCCATCATCGTGCTTATCGCCACCAAGACCGACTGGTTCCAGAGGCTGTGGGGCTGGGCGTGGGGCGGCATCAAGGCGGCGGCGCTGTTCGTGTGGAACTGGATCAAGAAGACGCTTTGGCCGGGCATCCAGTCGGTGTGGAACGGGATCGTGGCCGGCGCGAAGATGGTCTGGCGCGGCATCCAGCTGTACTTCGGGTTTTGGAAGGGGCTGTTCGACAAGGTTGCCGGCTGGGCGATCGGCGTGAAGAACCGGGTGGTGGCCGGGTTCAACGCCGTGGTCGGGTTCGTGAGGGGCCTGCCCCGGCGGATCAGTTCGGCGGCCCGCGGCTTGTTCGACGGGATCAAAAACGCGTTCCGGTCGGCTGTCAACTGGCTGATCTCCAAGTGGAACAACCTGAGCTTCACCCTGGGCGGCGGCAGCGTGATGGGCATCAACATCCCGTCCATCACCCTGTCCACACCCGACATCCCGTACTTGGCCGCGGGTGGGATTGTGACCCGGCCGACCCTGGCGGTGCTGGGTGAGCGTGGGCCGGAGGCCGTGGTGCCGCTGTCCCGCGGCCGCGATGGGATGGCCGGCCGTACGGTGATCGAGATCCGCTCGGGTGGAACCCGGCTAGACGACGCGCTGGTGGAGTTGCTGCGCCGGGCGATCCGCAACCGCGGCGGTGACGTGCAAGTGGTGCTGGGGCGTGGATGATGGCGTTCCCCGCCGACCAGTTGGACGTCACGGTCGAGCTGTTCTACTCCGGCGCGTGGCAGGACATCACGGCCTACGCGTACACCCGGGACGATGTGGAGATCAGCCGTGGTGCACCCGATGAGGCGTCACAGGCCGACCCGTCGGAGCTGTCGCTGACCCTGAATAACCGGGACGGCCGGTTCTCTCCGCGTAACCCACGCTCGCCGTTGTTTGGGTTGATCGGCCGGAACACGCCGATCCGGGTGACCGTGGAGGGTTCGGTCCGGTTCGTCGGCGAGGTGTCCGAGTGGCCGCCGCTGTGGGACGTTGGCGGGTTCGACGTGTGGGTGCCGCTGGCCGCCGCCGGCATCTCCCGCCGGCTGGGGCAAGGCCAGGACCCTCTGTCCTCGCCGCTGTTCCACTTCTACGACGCGTACAACAGCTCACTCGTGGCCTACCTCCCGTTGGAGGACGGCCCTGATTCGGCGCTCGGGTCGAGCGCGGTGCAGGCCGCGTCGGCGATCAACTACGGCGCCCTGTCGCCCGAGTTCGGCCAGGACGATTCGTGCCCCGGTTCGGCGCCGCTGCCCACGTGGCCGGTGGTTGCCTACTTCGGCTGGTCGGGTGGGGCGAGCGTGGCCGCGCACAGCCCGCCGTGGCAGGTGCATGTCACGTTCCGGATACCGGTGCCGGCCGGGTCGGAGGCCGGGTATCTGTGTGAATGGCGCACGACCGGTGGCACGTTCAACACGTGGGAGTTGCGGTTCAACACATCGGGCGAGCTGCTGGTCGTTGCCATCGACGATGTGACCCCGCAGACGTTGACGCACACGGCCACCGATGTCGGGTCGGTGGTCGACGGCCAGTGGCATACCGCGGTTGTGGTGGTGGAACAGCAGCCCAGCTCGACGCAGGCTGTGACGATCCTGGCCAACGGGTTGGCGCAACGGTTCGTGTTCGGGTTCACCACAGTCGGGTCGGTGTCGCGGGTCCGGCCGCGGCCGATGTACATCTCCGTGTCCGGGGTGGAGGAGCCGATCGGGCTGGGCCACGCGGCAGTGATCGCCTCGGATGCGATCGGCGACGTGTTGAACCCGGTGCCGGCCACGTCCGGGCATTCGGGGGAGCATGCGGAGGACCGGCACGCCCGGTTGTGCACACAGCATGGGATCACCGCGGAGGTGATCACGCCGAGCACAGCCGCGTCGGTGCGGGACGCGAGCGCCACGTCCAGCTCCGCGACCACGTTCACCGTGCCGGTGCCAACCAACCAGCCCGGGGATGGTCTGCTGGTTGTCCACCAAGGATCACTGAACACGCCGGGCACCTTGCCGGCGCCCGACGCTGATGCGGCGTGGGTACTGCTGCTGCGCGGTGCCCGGTTCAACATCTGGTGGAGGTATGCCCGCGCCACCGAACCGGCCACGTTCGCCATGTCCCAGGACCCGGTTGAAGACTCGTCGGTTGTGGTCGTCGCGGTGGCGAACGCGCGGAAGACACCACCGGTGGTGCCGTTCCCGATGTTCACCGCCACGACCACAGGTGGGATCACCCCATCATCGGCGCCGGCCGGGCACCAGGATGTGGACCTGCGGATCGTGTTCACGTCCAACGCGCAGGCCGGGTCGTTCACCCCACCAACCGGGTACACCCTCGAGGCCGAGGTGCTGACCATTGCGTCGGCCGCCGTGGCATCCAAGCAGCTGACCTCCCCAGCGGCGACCGGGCAACAGACGATCGTCTGCGCAACATCAGCCAGCATCGACGGGATTACGGTCACCGTCCCGTCCGATGCCACCTCGGCGCGACTCGGCCCGCAGGGGCGGGTCAACCTGTTGGAGATGCTCCGCGACGGCGCGTTCGCCGACCTCGGGCTGCTGTACGAGCCGCGGGATGCGCTCGGGCTGACCTACCGCACCCGGGCAACCCTGTACAACCAGGACCCGTCGCTGGAGCTGTCGTACGACGGGGCCGGTGAGCTGTCCCCACCGTTGCAGCCGACCGAGGACGACCAGCTGACCCGCAACGATGTCACCGTCAACCGGGTCGGGAACGCCGGTGATGGTGGCACGGCCAGGGCGATCCTGGAGGAGGGGCCGCTGTCGGTGGAGGCGATCGGCCGGTACACAGACTCGGTTGACGTCAACGTGGAGATGGATTCGGACCTGCCCGACCAGGCCGGTTGGCGGTTGCACTTGGGCACAGTTGACGAGTTCCGATGGCCACAGATCCGCCTCAATCTGGCGGCCATGGGCAACGCCGGCAAGTCGGCGCTGTTGGCCGCCGCGGCAGCGTTGGACGTTGGTAACCGGCTGACCATCGACGGCCTGCCGGTGTGGCTGCCGCCGGAGCTGGTGCAGCAGCACGCGCTCGGGTTCGCCGAGGAGCTGAGCCAGTACAGGTGGACCATCACCGTCAACGGCGCACCATGCTCGCCGTACCACATTGCCGAGGTCGAGCACGCCGACTACGGGATGCTGCTGTCCGATTCGGCTGTGACCGCTGAGGCGCTCGACGAGACCGAAACCGGGGTGGACATCGACTGCGGCGCCGGGCCGGACTGGGTGCACGAGGCCGACTTCGACATTGTGATCGGGGGGGAGCGGATGACCGTGACCGCCGTGGCGGCGATGGCCGGCACGTTCCCGAACCGGACCACCACCCTGACCGTCACGCGCAGCGTCAACGGGATCGTGAAATCGCACGCGTCCGGCGCCGGGGTCGAGTTCTTCCACAAAAGCTTCATCGGACTGTGAGGTAAGCCAATGTCAAGCGCGGGGCAGTTGCTGGTCGCCCAGCGAATCCCCGGGGAGCGGATCGGGGTCTCCACAGTCGTAGCCGACTCGGGCACGTTCACCGCCGAGACGGTTGTCATGACCATCACCGTGCCGCTGGTCTCCGGCCGCACCTACAGCGTGTTCGCGAACCCGGGGCTGTCCTCTTCCGTCGCTGCTGATGTGATCAGGGCATCGCTACGTGAGGACAGCGTTACCGGCACCATGCTGGACTCAACGATAGAGGACATGAACGACGCCACCGCCCCCACCACCCGCAAGCATGCGTTGATCCTGCTGTCGGACTACACCGCGCTCAGCACGGCGAACAAGACGTTCGTGGTCACCGGTGAGCGGGCCACCGGCACGGGCAACGTGCGCATGCCGGGCGCGTCGACCCGTCCGTCGTATCTGCTGGTCCGCTACGAAAGCGGGTGAGCCCGACCGCCGCGATGTCACGCCGTACTTGTCCCCCACGGAGGAGTTGCCAGCTCGCAGCGGCCGGGCAGTCTTCGATGGTAGTGCTACCAGGGGTAACGGCGTTCGATCTCGGCGAAGTCATACGCGGTCGGGTAGTTGAACCGGAACGTGCGGTAGACGTTCATCAGCGAGTCGCTGCGGCTGTTGTGCGCCAGCCCGAGGGCGTGACCGATTTCGTGCATGACCACACTTCGGCGGTCATCCCAGTTCAGCCGGCTCCGGTAGCTGTCGTTCAGCCTGATCTCAACCCTGGCGAACAGCCACGGCCGGTCGTCCTGCGCCCGGATGTGCGTCCGCGCGTAGTACCCGGTGTCACCCTGCCAGGACGAGCGGACGGTGATCGTCTGCCAGGTGCCAAGAAGACGAGGAGGGGTGAGAGATGCCAACCTATGCCGAGCTGCAGGTGGAAACCTGGTGGGGCCGGGAGATCATCCCGGATCCGCTGCGGGAGCTCGGCGCGCGGCTGTGCACAGCCTACGGTCGGCCGATCACCGCCTACGGCACCAAGGGTGACAATCTGCACCTGTCCGGCTCCCACCGTTCCCAAGAGTGGATCGTCAACTCCCGGTACTGCCGCAACCGGACCTACACAGTCCAGTCGGGCCTGACCACCACCCAGGTGCGGCACATCGCCGGGTTCGACTTCAACCCGGGCTCGACTAGCAGGATGATCGAGATTTGCACCCGGTTGGACAAGGCGGTCCGGGCCGGCCGGCTCGAGCAAGTGTTGGCCTGGTACGGCAACGACGACGGCGACAACATCGTCGACGGGTACAACAACGTGGTCAACCAGGTCAGCACCAGCGACGCCTCTCACCTGTGGCACCTGCACATGACCTTGGACCGGAAGCTGGTCGACAACGCTGCGGCGATCCGGGCTGTGGGCGACGTGCTACTCAACCAGGCCACCGACGGAGGGATCGAGGACATGTTCTGCCAGAAGGGCGACAAGGGCAACGCGCCGCGGGCGCTGCAGCTGCAGCTGCGTCGGGCCGGGTTCGACCCAGGGACGATCGACGGCGACTACGGCGCCGCAACCGCGGCCGCGGTGCTGGCGATGCGCAAGGCGGCCGGGTCGTCGGCAACCTCCGGCGACACGTACGACGCGTGGGGCTACGACCAACTGTCGGGGCATCTGCTGCGCAAGCACGCCGGCAAGGACGGCACGGACGGCGAGGACGGCGAGGACGGGCGGACGCCGACGGCGGCGGAGATCCAGGCCGCGACCGTCGACTGGCTCGACGCGCACAAGGACGAGTTGCGCGGCGAGCCGGGGCTCACCCCCACCAAGATCAGTTTCACGGTGACGGCGACCGGCAACGTAACCGAAGCAGTCTGACCCGCACGGTTACGGGGGGGTTGAGGATGCCATCGATCGACGACGACGCGTACAACCGGGGTCACGCCGCCGGTGGGATCGCCGAGCGGCTCGACTCGCACGACCGCCACTTCGCATCGATCAACGGTTCGCTAGCCGAGGTCGCCAGTCAGATGCACCAACTGGTGCTGGCCGTGCAGCGGTTGGGCGATCAGGCCGAGTCCAACGCCAAAACGGTGGTGACCACCGCGGCCGCGCTGGAAAAGGCTGAGAGCGCGCGCCGTGCGCGTGCCGAGCGGAGCTGGTCGCCGATCGCCCGCCTGGCCACGGTGTTGGGCACTCTGGCCGCGGTCGCCGGAGCGTTCGCCGCGGTCGGATGGTATCTGTCTTAAGTAGGAGGAGGACCAAGATCATGGCACGTGTACGGAAGCTAGTCGCCGCGATCCTCGGCGGGTTGACCGCCACCGCGGTGGTCGCCGTCGCCCGGATGGGTGGGGTGGAGCTCGAGCCGGAGGTGGCCGGGTTGGCGGTGCTGGTCGCCGCGTCCCTGGCCACGTACATCGGGCCTGCCAACGAGCAGCCGACGTGAGCCCAGCGACCCGTTGGCGGATCGCGTTCCTAGGCCTCACCGCGCTGGTCATCGGCATGGAACTGTTCGCCGCCTGCGATGGCAGCGCCACCACCGCGCCCTGGACGACGCTGGTGGTGGGGCACGTGCCCGGCGAGGTGACCGCCACGGCGATCGGCGCGCTCGTTCTATGGGTTCCGATTCACTTCTGGGTGGCGTACCGGCGCAAGCGCAAGGCCAGCAAGATCGACTAGACGTTACTCGGGTAGGTGGCAGTGGGGTGGGAGCCCGGCCGGGAGGGAATGGTGGCCCTCCCGGCCGGGCTCTTTGCTGTGCTCGACGGTCAGGCGGTGCGCTGGTGGCAATCGCCGGGCCACGCGAATGGGTCGGGGGTCTCCGGCAGTATGGCGTCGGTGGGATTGCCGCACCGACACCGGTGATCTGGCAGTCGTGGGACCGGCACGCTGACGGGGCGGCCGCAGCGCGGGCAGGCCAGCAACTCGGTTGTCATGATCGTCTCCTTGTCTGCCCGCCGTGTGGCGGGCGGTAGATGCAGGTCAGCGTTGGCGCTGACCGCTGGTGGCCATCAGATACCGGGTGCGGACACCGGTGCGGGACATGCCGGTCTGCTCGGCGATCTCCGACCAGGACAGTTGGTCGACCTCCCGCAGCTCGACAATCTCGGCGTCGGTGACGTCGGTCCGGCCGCGGGGGCCGACCCGGCGGGACTCCACCCGGCCCTGCAGGACACGCCAGATGGTGCGTTGGTCGACGCCGAGCCGTTCGGCGATCTCCCGCAGGGTGTGACCCGAGCGGTACAACCGCACCGCCCGGGCCTTGTCGCGGCCGGTCACTGCGCGTCCAGGGTCCGGTCGATCTCGGCCAGCCGGAGGATCAGGGTGCGACGCTCGGCTGCCAGGGCGGCACGGTCAACCTGCACGGTCGAGGCGGGCTCGACGGTGGCGCCGTAGGAGCGGGCGGCGATGCGCAGGTCGCTCAGTCCACGCTGGGAGCCTTCGGGGAGGGTGACCGTCCAGGCCCGCCGTGCGGAGTCGTAGGTGGCGGTGGTCTCCTCGAGCTGATCGAGGCCCTTGATCAGCTTGATCGCGTCGTTGAACCGCTTTGAGCTGAGCCGCTCGCCGTCGAAGGTGACGGTGTAGGTGCCGGGGGCGGTAATCTCGGTCATTGGAGGTCCTTTCTCCGTCTGGCCCCGGTGGTGGTTGCTCACTGCCGGGGTCTCTGCTGTTGTGTCTCCATCGTATGCCGCAATAGAGCATAGCGCAACATTGGAGCATGGCCCGATGCTGCGGCGAGCGGGCCGATCGCCTACTGACCCCTTAGCGTCCGTTTCACCCACGTGAAGTGGCGCGCGTCGGCTACGACGGAGGCGGCCTGCTCATCGGCCTCCAACGGCCGGCGCACCGACAGGAGCTTGGTCCGGCGCGTGGAGCACCGCTCCATCCCCCAGACGGCGTAGCTCTGCGGGAACGGGATCAGGGCAACGTCGACCATGCCCTGCTCGGCCAGCTTCCGCACGGCGCGGCGCACCGACTGGACGGCCGAGCGTTCGGGCTGCTCATGGCCGCTGAGCACCGCTGCGAGGTGCGCGACCGGGTACCAGCGGGGCGCGCCGTCCTGCGTCGCGCGCGGGTCGTACACGAAGTCGAGGATGAACCGTTGGGTGACCCCGTAGCCTCTGCTCATGCCGTAAGTGTATACCCTGGAAGCTGGCAGAGTCAACACTTAGGGGGGACGATCTACTGCCGCCCCGTCGTGGGAGGATGGGAGCACAAGCCAAAACGAGAAGAGGTACCATGCGTATCAAGATCGTTCTCACCGCCGTGGCGGTCGGGCTGTTCGCCGCCGCCGGGCTCGCCACCCCGGCGCACGCCGACCCGATCACCTGCCCACCCGGGCAGGAAGCAACCATCAACCCATCACAGGGAGGGTGGATGTGCGTCAACAGCGGTGGGCACGAGAACAACTCGGAGGACCCGCGCCCGCCGAACGCCGACAAGGGCGACTTCCAGCCGTAGTACGATGGGCGCTGTTGGTCGCGCCGCACAGGGTGACAAAGCCCGGTCGAGGGGTAAAACCCTCGGCCGGGCTTCTTGCTGTCCGCTGGGTCAGTTGCGGCACGCCTCCGAGGCATCTTCGTAGACCGCTTGGGTGGCGCCCACCTCGACCGCGATCCCCTCAATGTCCACCGCGATACCCCCCAGGTCGTCGGTGATGCTGTCGAGCTCGGCCGCGTCCCACACAACCGCCGCCTGGATACCCTCGCTGGCCAAGCCGAGGGCATCGGCGTTCAGGCTCAGTCCGCGGCTGTAGAGCACGAACAGGTCCTCGGCTGCGGTCAGCGCGTCTCCACACGCCGCCGGGGTGGTGGTGACGATGGTGCTGCCGGCGTCGGTGGTCGGGGTGTCGCCGCCGCCAGCTGCCACGCCGATGACGAAGGCGAACAGCCCGGTCCCGACGGCGATCAAGATCGTCCGGCCGCGCTTGGTCTTCGGTGCCGGGGCGTCCGGGGGTGGCTGGGTCATGTCGTAAGGCTCAGGCTGGGGCTGCATGTCGATGGTGCTCATGATTCACTCATTCTGCCGGGGGATGTGCGCCCTCGGCCGGTCGGGTGGCGGGTCTGTTCCGCCACTCGGCCCCCGCCCGCCGGAGCGGGTTGGGACCGGGCAGCGTCAGCGCTGTTTGCGAAGGCGTTCCAGTGTGGCGATCGACGATACGTGTTCGTCCGGCATGTGCGGAATGTCCTGCTGGCACCAACTGCAGCGGCTGTCTTTGACCGCTTGTCGGTTCGTGATCTGCTGCTGCTTCATGATCCTCACTCCTCACAGGTGTGGCAGGTGGTCTGCGGCTGGGGCTCGTCTGCCGGCTGGTCGCAGGTGCGGCACCAGCCGGTGGCGTCGATGTCGGTGTGCGGGCAGGGGACCTGGCCGGTGCCGCGGCAGCCGGTGCACCACAGCTGGCCGCTGCGGGTCCATCCCCACTGCCTGGTCTCCGTCCTTGTCATGTCTCTAGTATGCAGCGCTAGGACGGCAAGCGCAAGCCCTGGACGGAAGTCCAACCGAAAGTATGACGCGACCTGACTGCCAGTGCAACGCTGAGACTGCCACCCGGTGTACGCTGGGGACATGACCGCCCATGTAGCCGTCAGATACTACGACCACCACAGTGGCAGCTACGGATGGCGCTGCACCTGCGGCGACAGTAGTCGGCCAGTGTTCCCGGGGGACGTAGCCATGTCGGTCGCCGAGAGCCACACACGCACACACTTATGGCGGCGGATGACACGCCAGCCGCCCGGGCAGGAGGACGCGTGAAGATCCGGATCACCCTGGATGGCCGGCTCGCCCTGACCGTCGAGCAGGCCGCCGCCCGCTACGGCCTCCGCCCGCACTCGATGACCTCGGCCCTGTCCCGGCTGCGCGTCACCCCGGACGCCATGCTCGACCGGCGCAAGGGGCTGTACCTGGCCGGCCGGTTGGATGCGCTGATGCGAGCCCGGCCGGGCAAGGGTGCCAACCTGCGTCGTGGGCACGCTCCCACCGAAGGAGGGACCCGATGATCCTGCTAGGTCGTTGCCAGTGCCGGTGCGAGTGTCTGCGCCCGGCTGTCATCAGTGTCCGTTGGTACCGGAGCCCGGACACATGGTGGCGCCGCTGGCTGGTCGCGATGCGTACTCCGTGGGTGAGGATCTGCGTGGAGTGTGCGACCCACCTCGCGCCGGATGCGGTAGCTGGTCGGCGTTGGCCGGGTAGGGGTCCTAACTTGCGACGGAGGGCAGCATGAGCGACAAGGCGATCTGCCCCGCGTGCGACTCGTACACCTCGGCCATCCACCAGGCGTTCCGCGACGGCGGGGCGTGCCCGTACTGCGGCCTGCCATCGGAAACCGCCAACGCCGTGCTCGCCGCGCAGGAGCGTGGCGCCAGCGAGGACCTGGTGCAGCGGGCGGCGAAGGCTGAGCAGCGTGCCGCGAAGGCGGAGCGTGAAGTGTTGTGGCTGCGCGACAGGCTGGACCAGATCGGCCGGATTTCCCTCGATCAGCAGATGGGGGAGACGTGGTGACCCTAACCGCCGCCGACCTGCCCGTGGGCAGCGTCGTGGCCACTGCCACCATCGCATGGATCATGGCCCACCCCGGGTCCGACGGGCCATGGCGCAGCACCAGCGAGCTAGGCGGGAGCGTCAACGACGAGCGTGTGCAGCTCGAGTTGGACCTGGGCCGGGCGACGGTGCTGCGGTACGGCACCGGGCAGCCGGCGGAGGTGACCACGTGAGTGACTACGTAGAGCTGTCCGGGGAAGCACTCCGCAGGTACCTGGACGAACCGCCTGCGGCAGTGTGCAACAGGTGCGGACGCAACACGTGGGATGCCATCGCAGTCGACACCGAGGACCGGATGACCCAGCCAGACGGCAACCCCTGCGGCGGCAGATTCATCGACCGGAGGCCGTGACCACCTCGACGTAGCAGATGTCCCCCGGTGAGGACCAGTCCCGCGGGTCGAAAACGGTGGCGACGACCACCGTGCCATCCTCCCGCGGCACACCCGGCCCGGTTGATGCCGGCACCACCCAATCATTCCGGCGCAGCCACGTCGCCTGCTCCAGCGCCTCGGCCCGCGATGGCCACGGCCGGGCGCACACGTCAGCCGCCTCAGCCCACGGACTACCCGGTGCGCCAACCCCGTCTGACACGGCTCCCCCAAGGTTGGTCAGGTCGTTTGCGTCGGCCGATCGGTGACCAAGGGTGCGGCCCGGCGGTTACAGCCGGGCAGCGTGTGACGGCCGGGCCGCACAGCGCACGTTATCGCGTATCCGGGGACACGCATACCCCCATGCGGGTTCAATGTCCCCTACATGGGCAGGCAGACGACCATCTACGTCCGCGAGGACGATCTTGCGCTGTGGGAGCGGGCGGAGCGGTACGCCCGGGCCCACCGGATGCCGGTCTCCGGGCTGGTCATGGCCGCGCTCGAGCGGTACCTGGCCGAGCAAGGTCCCCCGAATGGGTGACCCTCTGCGCTCAGTGATCTACGTGCCGTCCGGGCTTGAGCTCGACCGCTGGCTGGCCGTCTGCGCCGAGGCGGTCGACGCGCACGGGTGGGACCTGTCCGCCGTCGTCCGCTGCTGGGAGGACGTCACCCAACTCATCCGCGGTGGGCTGCTCGACCTGGTGGTCACCGGCTCCCGTGAGCATCTACCGCCCGACCGGCTGCCGCGGGTGGTCGCCGTCGACGAGCTGGAGACCCCGGCTATCCCGCCGGGGCAGCGCCGGCCGCAGCGTCTGCCCAGGCCGGCAGGCTGAGCACCGCCCGCCGCAGCGTCGCGTCAGCGACCGCGGTGTACCCGGCGGTGGTCGCCGGCGACGCATGCCCCATCAGCAGCTGGACGGTGCGCAGGTCGCCGGTGGTGGCCAGGGTGTGCGTGGCGTACCAGTGCCGCAGCCGGTGCAGGGTGACATCGGGCAGGCCGAGCCGGTCGTACTCGACCGCGGCCCGCTGGGAGACCCGGTTGGGTGTGGCACCCTGCGCGATGTGCCCCTCGAGGTGGCGCACGGCTACCCAGACCAGCGGGTGGGTGGGGACGAGCCGCTCGTGGCCACCTTTGCCGCGTAGCCGCACCGTCTCCCGGCTGACGTCGCCGCGCTCGAGGGTGGCGATCTCACACGCCCGGGCGCCGGTGTACGCGGCGATCACCGAGTACAGCCGTACCGGTGTGCGGGTGGTGGACAGGATGGTGCGTACCTGGTCGCTGGTGGCCGGCCGCGGGGTGCTCCGGTGGCGGCGGACCTTGGGCAGGTGGGTGGTCGGGTCGTAGTCCAAGTGGTGCTCGGCCAGCGCCCACCGGTAGAACCCGCGGACCGCGGCCAGGTACACCACGCGGGTTGCCCAGGCCCGGCCGTCGCGCCACACCCAGGCTTGGAGCTCGGCCGGGCAGGCGGTGGGCAGTCCGACCGGCAGCTCGGCGTGGGCTCGGCGCAGGGCGGATGCGTAGGTGGTGGCGGTGCGCGGTGCGTGCTCGAGGGTGAGGGTGGCCAGGTACGCGTCGATCAGGTCCCCGTTCATCCCGCGATGCTCGCCGGGTGTGGTCATGGTGTCACCCGCGAGATTCGCTCGGGTCTGCGGTTGACGTCGGTGCTGCGGTTGTGCTGGTTGCCGGTTGGGCCGGAGTTTTGGTCGGTCGGGGTGACCGGTCGGGTAGCACCGGCTGTCTGATCGGTTCGTCGGGGCGAACGCTCGTTAGATGTGCGTCTGCGCGTGAGGTGCCGGGTGGTGCGCCGCTCGGGCTGGGCCAGTGGGCCGCCGAACAGCAGCCAGTCCCGGTCCACCCCAAGGCCCTCGCTTATCGCCTCGGCGATCTGGGCTAGCCCGCGCGGCTCCATACCCTTTTCCCAGTTCGCCCACGATGCGTGGATCAGTCCGCACCGTTGGGCCGCCTCGCGCATCGTGAGATCACCCGCGTGGAGCCGTGCGAGCTTCAGTCTCGCCCTGAACGTATCGACCGGGATGGTGCGCGTCGGCGCCTGCTCCCCGATCGTCTGTGCCCTGGCCATAGCAAGAGTTTTACACGATGGCAGCGACTTGCCAATGGCTAGGCGTCAACCTTTTGACGGCAGATGTGTAGCTGATCGGGTGACGATGCGCCCTTGCGGCAGCACTGCCGCTATGTAAAACTACTGCTTATGCCGAGCACTGCTAAGACTCGCCTGCACAGGCTGATCGACGAGCGACTGAACCAGCCGCTTGCCAAGTTCGTAGCCGCTCGGCGTGCCGAGCGCGCCGGCTGGCGGGCCATCGCAACTGACATCAAGGCCCAGACCGGCATCGAGGTCAGCCACCAGGCACTAAGAGACTGGTTCGGCGACAGCGACACGGCGGTCGTGTCATGACCAGCCTGGTGCAGCGGGCGCGCCAGCTTGAGGAGGCGTTCCTCGGCGGGCTGGAAGACGCCCAGACGGCGTACGAGGAGATCGTCGCCACGCAGGCATGGACCGAGCTGGGCTACGACACGTTCGCCGAGTGGTGGACCGATCGGGTCACCCCGACCATGCGCGCCCTGTCGATGCGGCCGACCAAGGAGATCGCCGCGAGCGTGGTCCAACAGGTGCGCCAGGAGGAGAACGAGCTCCCTCCAGCGCAGCGTCGGACCCAGCGGGAGCTCGCCGAGATGGTCGGGCAGTCCGAGAGCGCCGAACGCCAGCGGCAGTCAAGATCACGCCCGCGTGACATGTCACGCGATGACGATCTTGAAGAGGTCGTGACTCGAGAATGGATTGGCAACAGGATCGCGGATGTCGCCGAGGAGAGGCTCGAGCCTCAGCCCGAGCCCGCCGCCGACCCGCTGCCGCCGGAGATCGCCGAGCAGATCGAGCAGCGGATCGCCGAGAAGGTCACACCTGAGCCGACCCGGCCGGCCGACCCCGAGGTTCGGGAGCGGATCGCCCGCGACGCCGAGGACCAGAAGATGCGCGAGGTTCACTCCCGCGACCTGGCCCGCTGCGTCTGGCTGATGGCCGAGCGGTCCCGCCGCGTCGACGCCGCCGAGTGGGAGCTGTCCCGGTGGCGACCCGACCAGGACGTCTACCCCGAGCCCACCACAGCCAAGCGGCTGCGCATGGCCGCCGACTTCCTGAGCGCACTCGCCGAGAGGTGGCCAGAGTGAACCACGCCGAGCAGCAGATCCGGAAGCTTGCCATCGAGCTATACGAGAAGGCGCTCGCAGACGGTGCCGAGTTCGCGCTCCCCGACCTGCTCGCCCAACTGATCGAGGACCTGATCGCACGGTTCGCCGACGACGAGCACAGCGCGATCCGGGACCTGATCGAGATCAGCGCCCGGGCGGCAGTCGACTACGTGGACCGGCAGCGCACCAAGCCATCAGAACAGCCCACGCTCGGCGACGACCTCGACGCTGCGATCGCCGTCGGCGACTCCGCGCGGCGGGTGCGCCGCCGGATGGACATGACCGACTGGGCGAAGCACCTCGGGTACATCGGTGACAACGCTGCGCGGGTGAACGCCCGGGCTGCCAAGGAGAACCGGCGGTACGCCGCGCTGGCGGCGTACCTGGGTGCGGGCATGGACACCGAGGCTGCGCTTGCCGCGTGGCAGGGCGATCACCCGGACGAGGTGCTCCCATGATCCGCCAGCTCGTGCTCACGTGCGCCGGCTTGGCCCTGGTCGCCGCCGTACCCACCGCCGCCGTCGCCCGCCTCAACTGGGGTCCGGTCGCCACCCTCACCCTGCTCGGCCTCGCCCTGACCGGCGTCGGCTGCCTACTCGCCGCCATCCCCGCCCGCCGCCCAGGAGGAACCCGATGAAGACCTGGACCATCCCCGACCGCAAGCCCGACACCCCGGGTCCCTGGCAGGACGAGCCGGACAAGGTGCAGTGGATCGACGAGGCCAGCGGGCTCGACTGCCTGATCGTGCGCAACGGCAGCGGCGCGCTCTGCGGATACGTTGGCGTACCGCCGGGCCACCCGTGGCACGGCCAGGACTACGACGATGTGCCGGCCGACGCCCACGGAGGGCTCACCTACGCCAATCGGTGCCAGGAAGACCAGGAGCACGGCATCTGCCACATCCCTGAGCCTGGTCGGCCGGATGACGTGTGGTGGCTCGGGTTTGACTGCGCCCACTTCGGCGATCTGGTTCCCGGTGTAGACGCCACCGTGCGCAAGTTGGGACTACGCGAGCGCGAGGGCATCTACCGCGATCTCGCATACGTCCAGGCTCAGGTGGTGTCCCTGGCGAGGCAGGCCGTGACGGCCGGAGGTACCCGATGAGCCCGACCACCGCCCAACTGGACCAGCAGATGGCCGCCTGCCGTGACATCCATACAAGCCTGGTGCAGCTCGCACGCCACGCACTCGCCGACGGGATACCCGCCCAGGTCCTACTTAGGGACGTCATCTACCGCGCCGCGATGGAGCACAAGCCGGGTCAAATCGCCGCCGCCTACGCCTGCGCCGTGATGCGGGACGCGGAGCGTGCGCCATGACCCGCGCCTGGTTGGGATGGGCGTTGACCCGCATCGGGTACGTCATCCGCCCCTACGACATGCTGGCCGACCGGCGCCGCTGGTGGTGGCAACCCCGCACCCTGTGTAGCTTTCTCCACCCGCATCGCCTTGGCCATTGTAGCCGGCAGCAGGTCTGGTGGTTCCCACCGGACTGCCGCGCACCGGTCAATATCACCGGCCGGGTAGCCGCACGGCATGTCCCGGGCTGCGACCGGATCTGCCTGGACACCCCGGCCGGTCCATGCGCGGACGAGTGCGCGATGCAGTGGGCGGCGCGGGTGCCAAAGGACGGTGCGCCGTGACCCGCTCGCCGGGCGGGCCCGGCCGTCACCCCCGCCGACACCAGCAGACCCGCCGCACCAACCGCACCACCAGAACGTGGCCGCTCTGCCTGCTGCTGGCCCTGATCCTGCTCCCGCTGCTGCTGCTGATCCTGGCGCGCTAACCCGGAGGACCCGATGACCGACACGATCCCCTGCCCCATCCCGGGCTGCGGCGGCCCGGCGCAGCACGTCGACGGCGGCGTCCGCTGCCTCGAAACCGGCATCCTCATGACCCCGGCCCACGTAGAGCGTGCCCTCGAAGCGTGCGCCATCGCCGACGCGGTGAAGAACCGGCCCGCCGGCACGACCGTCGGCGACGTGCTCCGCGAGGTGACGTGATGGATGAGACCACGCCGGTGATCCTCACCGTCAACTGGCGGTCGCTGGCCTACTGCGGGAAGCACCGGGCCGACCCGCACCCCGACTGGGTGAGCGCCCACCCCGACCGGCTCGGCGCCCACGCCAACGTCGAGGAGCCGTTCCGCCGTGAGGGCGCGATGCCGGTCGCCGAGCTGATCACCGGGGAGCCGTCGTGAGCGCGTCCTGGAGCGGCACCGGCTGGTCGCGCACGACCAAGACCGCGGCGGCGCCCGGCCACCACCACGACTCCCAGGGTGCGCGTTTCGGGACGCTGCGCGCGCCCTGGGGCTACCCCAACGTCCCATAACAGGAGGTGCCACCACCATGAGCACCGCATTGATCGGCCTGTTCTGGCTGGCGCTCGCCCTCGCCGCCGTCGCTGGGCTACACCTGCTCGACCGGCGGCTGGCCCGCACGGCCAGCCGGCAGTGGGAGCAGGCCCGGCACGCGGCCCGGGTCAGCGGGCTAGCCGACCGGCGCTCGCAGGACGAACTCGAAGGGTGGCGGTGATGTGGCTGAGCAGGACTACAACCCAGCCCTCATCAGGGAAACAGACTGGGGGCGTGCTGTCGACGAGAGGTTCGTGCTCCAGTGGCTTCACGACCACGTGACCGGCTACCTGGTTGACGGTGAGACCTACCATCCCGCCGACGTGACCATGGTGCTCCGCTCGCCAACCGGGGCACCCAACCCGGTCACCCATCAGGGTGGGGAGGCTGACCATGGCTGAACGCACCGAGCAGGAGGCCGTGGCCGCCATCCGCCAGTTCCTGGGCCCGGCCGCCACCCGCGCCGACGCCGCCACCGTCCTACCCGCATGGGCCGCATACCACCAGTGGCGCTACGACGACCTCGACTGGGCTGCGGTGCTCGACGAGTTCGACGGCCTGCTGTGGCCGGCGTCGCTGCACACCAACGGGAGCACACCATGACCGTCACCATCACCGACCTGGACTGGCGGCTACGCGCCGGCTGCCGTGACCACCCACTCGGCGCCGACGCCTGGTTCTCCAAAGAGCCACACCTGCGGGCGCAGGCGCGGGCCGTCTGCCTGCGCTGCCCCGTCCTGTTCGACTGCTTGGCCTCCGCCATGGCCGTCGAGGCAGGCCGGGACAGTGATGGCCGGTCCGGCATCGCCGGCGGGCTCGGCCCGCGTGGCCGCTGGCAGCGGGAACAGTGCGACACCGGTCGCTGCGTCCACCTCGAGCACCAAGGGGGCGAGCTGTGACCCAGTTGACCACCGCCCAACTGCGCGACCGGATGCTCAACGCGCTCGCCTCCTACGAGGACGCGAAGGGCAGGTTCGTGCGGATCACCGACGCCTACAAGCGTCCCGGCCGGCACTCGGCCGACGCGGAGATCCTGGCCGCCGGCGACCCGCGCCGCCAGGCCGCCGCCGCCGACTGTGGCTTCTACGGCGCCGAAATCCAACGCTACGGCACCGCGCTGATCGCCCTGACCCTGACCGGAGGCGAGGCGTGAGTACCCCGTGGACCGCGTTCGTGGTCATGGCCGTCGGCGCCGTCCTGTTCTGCATCAGCCTGATCGTCTACCTCAACCACGAAATGCTGTGGGAAATCCTCGGCGACCGGCCACAACCAGGAGGCAAAGTGGACACCACCGACCCCACCATCATCAGCACCGGTGCTGTGCGTGCTGCGCTCGCATCGCTCGGCATCGACTACCAGGACGTCACGAACATATGGATGGACTGGAGGTCCATCACCGTGACGCGCCTCCGCCGCGACGAGCAGGGCCGCCCGTTCGCGGCAGGCGACGATGCGGCCACGGTCACCACCGTCATCGGCATCGACTACAAGAACGTCGAGGAGACCTGATGACCTGGGCATTGCAGGCGGCGGCCGAATGCGCCAGCCCACACCAAGTGTGGGCGAATGCCGCGACAACCGCCGTGATCTTCGCCGCGATCGCCGTCATCGGCTGGGCGATGTTCCGATGACCGCCCTGCGTTGGGTGCGCACCCGCATCACCCGGGCGTGGACCACCCGCGGCTGGCACCGGCTACGCCGCGACTACGAGCGCGACCATGCCCCCATCGCCGCCGTGAAAGCCCTCCACCAGACCCGCCCCGACCGGCGCATCCGCGTCCGGAAACGTGACCACCTGCCCGGGCCCGACCAACCGCAACCCACCACCTGGCACGACGTGTGGCTCGAGCGGGACAGCCGCCGGTGGTGGCGCCGCCGCTGGTGCTGGTGGCTCGGCTGCCAGCAGCGCCACGGCTACCGGCTGACCCGCCGGGCCGCGGCACGTCAACTCATGTCCGAACTGGCCGACCACCGCTGCACCGGGAGGACCACATGAAGATCTCAGCCTATCTCTTGTGCACGTTGACCGCACTCGGCGCCGGCATCATCGTGGCGATCTACGCCGCCAGCGGCGACCCTCTCCCGACAACGGCAGGTGCGCTCGTGTTCTGCCTACTGGTGTTCGTGATTCAGGTCGCGGACGGGATCAGGAGGGGACCATGACCCGGGTTGTGCGCACGCTCAGCGCATGGTCGGTGTGGACCGCCGAATGCGATCATGTCGGCTGCCCTTGGGATGCCACGAGCAGCATGGTTGGCAGCGCGAGCGTCGAGGACGCCGCCCGCGACCACACGCGGGACACCGGGCACACCGTCGCCGTGCAGGCCACGCTGCGGTACAGCTTCCAACGCGAGGAGACGACACCATGAGCGACGCCCCGAACGTGCGGCCCGGGCAGGTGTGGGCCGACAACGACCCGCGCGCGGCCGGCCGGACCCTGCGCGTCGACGAGATCCGGTACGACCCGGGTACGGGCCGGCATGTCGCTGTGTGCACCGTGCTGACGAACCGGGCCGACACGCAGACGCACATCGACCACCCGTGGGTCCCGTGGTACAAGCCGCGGGACATGCGCGGCCAGCAGACGGAGATCGCCGTCATCCGGTTCGCGCGGCCCACCTCCACCGGCTACCGGCTGATCCAAGACGCACCGGAGGTGCAGCCGTGACCGCCGCGCAGCAGCTCGCCCTCGCCACCGACATGTGCGCCGAGCACGCCGAGCACTGCACCGCCGGCTGCCCCATGCCCGCCGTGGAGCGGCCCACCGCCCGCTGCGAACACGGCCACAAGTTGGCCACCGCCTGGCTGGGTGCGTGGCGGCGCAACGTCGACGCCATGAGCGGGAGGCGCTGATGGCAGTCGAGCTGCTCCCGCCGTACCAGGCGGGACCGGACAACCCGCGGTGGCATGAGCTGCGCCGCGCCGGCGTGTCCGCCAGCGACATTGCCGCGCTGCTGGGCATCTCACCCTGGCAGTCCCCGTTCAGCCTGTGGTGGGCCAAGCGGGAAGGGTGGGAGCAGCAGCCGTCGGATGAGATGAGCATCGGCACCGCGGTAGAGGGTGCGGTGGCCGACCTGTGGGCCGACCGGTGCGACCCGCACGAAAACCTGGTGCTGCGCCCGGCCGGGCTGTACTTCCACCCGGACCGGCCGTGGCAGTTGGCCACCCCCGACCGGCTCGTTGCCCAACACCGGCCCGACTGCGGCGCTGACCACGAGGTGCTCTGCTCTTGCATGCCGTTCGAACTGACACCGCTGGAGCCGCTCGAGTGCAAGTGGGCCGGTTCGTGGGATGGGTGGGGTGAGGACGGCAGCGACACCATCCCCGTCCACTACCGGGCTCAGGTCCTGTGGCAGTGCGACGTGCTCGACCTGCCATCGTGGTCGATCGGCGTGCTCGGCCCGTCCGGGTTCCGCGCCTACCACGGCAGCGTCGACCGGGCCGCGCAGCGCGACCTCGTGCTGATGCGCACCCGTGCCATGGATTTCATGCGCCGGCTCGAGGCCGACCAGCCGCCGGACATCGACGACGGGCACCCGGTTACCATCACCACCCTGCGCCGCCTGCACCCCAGCGTTGAGGACGTTGACGTGGAAGTCCCGGCCAGCTTCGCCGACGGATGGCGCCGCGCCCGCGCCCTCCGCAAACGCGCCACCGAGCTGTGCGACCGGTACGAGGCCCGCGGGCGCGGGCTGCTCGAAGGCGGCCGCCGGCTCACGTTGGACGGCCGGCTCGTGGCCAGCCGCTCCATCTACGACCGCAAACCCTACGAGGTAGGACCCGCCACCATCGACAAACTCAACCCGGGAAAGGTGCTCACCAATGGCTGAGACAGTCACCAACGCCGTCGCCCAGCGCGACAACAGCCCCAGCGCGCTCATCAAGCAGTACTCCGCCAGCTTCGCGCAGGTGCTGCCGAGCCACATCAAGTCGGAGACCTGGGTCCGGCTCGCCCAAGGCGCGCTCAAGCGCGGCAAGCGGCAGGGCGACCGGTTCGAACTGGAAATCGCCGCGGCAAACAACCCGGGCGTGTTCCTCGCGGCGCTGCTCGACGCCGCCCGGCTCGGCCTCACCCCCGCCAGCGAGGAGTACTACCTGACCCCACGCAAGGTCAAGGGCCGGCTGGAAATCCTCGGCATCGTCGGCTACCAGGGGCACATCGAGCTCATCTACCGGGCCGGCGCCGTGTCGTCGGTCGTCGTGCAGGTGGTGCACCGCGGCGACGACTACCGCTACGACCGGGGCGTCGACGAGGTGCCGGTACACCGGTTCACACCCTTCGCGCGTGACGCTGAGCGGGGCGACATGATCGGCGTCTACGCCTACGCGCGGATGAAGGACGGCGCGATCAGTCAGGTGGTCGAGCTGAACACCGACGACATTGCCCGGATCAAGAAGTCGTCGCAGGGCGCCGATTCCGAGTACTCGCCGTGGGTCAACCACGTCAAGGCCATGTGGATGAAGTCGGCGGTGCGGCAGCTGCAGAAGTGGGTGCCGACCTCGGCGGAGTTCCGGATGGAGTTGGCCCGGGCGTTGGCCGAGGCGAACCGGGTTGCCGCAGACACCCCGGCCGGTGAGCTACCGCCGCCGGACATCGACGGTGAGGTCGTCGACGAGCCGGACACGTGGCCTGAGGTGGCTACCCCACCCGAGGCGGGCACCGATGGCTGAGCGGCTGTCGTTCACCGTGCACGGCCTACCCGCGCCGCAAGGCAGCAAACGGCATGTCGGGAACGGGATCATGGTCGAGTCGTCAAAACACGTCCGACCATGGCGCGAAGCGGTCAAGGACGCCGCATGGGTCGCCGCCACGCAGGCATCCTGGAAACAGGCCGACGGGCCAGTCGTGCTCTCCGTGGTGTTCTTCTTCAACCGGCCCAAGTCGCACTGGCGTACCGGCCGAAACTCGCACCTGCTCCGCGCGGGCGTACCCACGGCGCCGGCCGGGAAACCCGACCTGTCGAAACTGGTCCGCAGCACCGAAGACGCACTCACCGACGCCGGTATCTGGCGCGACGACGCGCAAGTCACCGACCTGCGCGCGACGAAACGGTACACCGGTGGTGCCGGGCTGTTGGTTCCCGGCGCGGTCATCACCGTCTACGAGGCGCCATGAGACCCCGGACCCAGCGGCCACGGTGGCGATGCCGCGACCCCGACTGCGAACAACACGACTGGCAGCTCATCCCACCCGGTGGCGACCCGCTCGAGTCCGGCCGGCGGCTAATCGACGAACACATCACCACCGTGCACGAAACCGAATGCGTCCTGGAGGCGATGAAGTGACCGTCTACGCGGAGGACAACTCCGGCGGCTGCGTGTGCGTGGACTGCGGCTACGACGCGTGCATCACCTCCGGTTGGGTTTGCACCGCACAGCACTGCCAATGCCAGTGCCGCGGCGACGAGCCGGAGCCGGCGCGTGCGGACTTCGACGCCGAGTGGGACCGGCAGGTTGAGCGGCGGGCCGCCGAGTTGGACGACCGGCCGCGGGCGGCGCTCGAGTCGGTGGCGCGGGACATGCAGGCCGAGGCCAGGCCGGACCTGACCACGCTGCTGGCCGAGCGGTACGGCACCGAGCCGCCGGCAGAGCACGACACCGCGCCGCCGTGCGGAACCTACGCCGCCTACCAGCGGCACAAACGCAAGCGTGAACCGTCCGACGACGCATGCCGCGAAGCCAACCGGCGCTACTCCGCCGAACGCCGCGCATCATCACCTGCTGCCCGCGGCTACGACCGCCAGTACAACCACGCCCGGACGCGTGCGCTGGAAGAGTTGGGACGCAAGCATCCGGCTGAGCTCCACCGGCTGTTGGACCGCTACCGGGAGCGGGTGGTCTGACATGCCGGCCGGGATGGTGCGACCGCGGGCCAGCCGGGCCGCGCACGCCGAGCGCATGCCGCCGGCGCCCCGCGACACGTGGCTGGTCGCTGGCACACCGATGCGCGATAGGTACCCGTGCACATGCCGCGGGACGCGGCCGTGCGGGATGCGGTGCTGGTGCCGGGGACGGCTGGACGCGGAGGCGATGCCGGCGGTGTGCTGCGCGCGGCGGGAGCTAGAGACGACAGAAAGACAGGCGGGGGAATGAGCGAGGCACCGAACATCGTGTACGGCCGGCTACTGGAGTCGGCGCACATCAGCGGCTACGGCTTCGAGCGGATGACGCGCGAGTTGGATCTACTGCTCACCGGCGACGACTGGAAGTCGGTCGGGCCTGGGTTCAGCGATGTCAACGCCTTCCTTAAGTCCATCGACCTGTCGGCCTTCAACATCAAAGACAGGGCGAAGCTGCACAATCGGATCAAGGAATTGCAGCCAGAGGCGTCCACACGAGCGATCGGCAAGATGACTGGCACGCCACAGCGGACAGTGGCGGATCACATTGCAAGTAGGCAGCCTGAGCGGAACCGCTCAGACGCTGAAGAATCTACCCCGCCTCAGCAGCAGCAAGCCGGGCCGGGTGAGCGAAACCGCTCAACTGAGCCAACATCGGCACTTCAGCGTCCGGCGGGAGAAGTCGCCAAGCACGCGGACACAGCTGCACGCAAGGACAAGGCGGCCGCGCAGACGAAAGCCAAGCGTGACGCGTCACGCAACGCCGAGCCGCTCCCGGACGGCATGGACCTGCTGTACGGGGATGCTCGCGAGCGGCTGGCCGACGTCGCCCCGGAGTCGGTCGCGCTGGTGCTCACCGATCCTCCGTACGGCGACGAGGCCGAGCCCTTGTACCGGTGGCTGGCCGACTGGGCCGCCAAAGCGTTGATCCCCGGCGGGTCGCTGATCTGCTACACCGGCCAGTCCCGGCTCAACCGCGATATGCGGATCTTCGACGGCCACCTCCGGTACTGGTGGACGTTGGCCATGATGCACGACCAGTCCCAGCGGCTGGCCGGCAAGTTCGTCATCGCCGGATACAAGCCGGTGCTGTGGTACGTCAAGGAAACCCGCCGCGGTCGCACGCTGGTCCCGGACGTGCTCAAGCCCCCTGCCCGGGACAAGGATCTCCACAACTGGGCACAAGGCGAGGGTGGGGTGTCCGGCCTGATCGAGCACCTGGCCGAGCCCGGCGAGCTGATAGCGGACCCGTTCGCTGGCACCGGCGCCTGGGGGAAGATCGCGGCCAGCATGGGCCGCCGCTGGTTGGGCAGCACTCTCGCCGAGGATGACGGGGACGGGGTGATCCGAGCATGATGGGCTGTGGGCGGCAGTGGTGTACCGGCTGCCGCGAAGAGTTGATCCACCGCGATCACCGACACGGTAAGGAGAGCGCGTCCGCGCTCGGGCAGATTGTGTCCCGCGAAGGACCCGAGAACGTCTCGGTGGCGGACCTTGACCTGGCCAGCCTGAAGTGGCTAAGCAACGGGAGTACCTTGCTCAGGTTGATCGAGCAGAAAAACCCCGGGCACAGATTAAAGCCGGGGCAGAAGGCGATACTTCGTCTGCTGGATCGCGCCGTCGACCACTGCAAACTCTGCCCGCAGGCCTCGGAGCTGCACATCGAGCAACGCTCAGGTGTCTACATCCTGCGAGGCCACGTCGCTGCGGCCACCCACTCCGTGCGACGTGAGACCCGTTTCAACGGCGCCCAGGTCGTGGAGCGACTCAGCGACGGACAGACTCGTCCGATTGAGTCACACGAGGCGTTCTTCCATTTCCTAGACCCGGAGGACAGTCGACGTCGCCCCGACCGGCGCCACCGACAAGCTCAGATCGACGGCATCGATGACTCTTGGTGGGAGGAGCCGCTGCCATGACCCGCCCCGGTTCCCGCGACCACGGCCACGCGCCCACCGGCGCCCGGCCCGCCGCCGCCTACACCACGACCGAGCTGCCACCCGCCGACACCCCGGTCCTGCACTGCGCATGCGGCGCCGTGTTCCGAGACCACCCGGCCAGCGAAGCCGCACACCACGCCGTGTTCGGCCACCGGCCCGTCCGGAAGTCCGCACCCGCCACGGCGGGAAGCGCACCGGAGCAAGGAGCAGCCTGATGCCCTGGGTCCGCTTCGACGACCAGTACCCGATCCACCGCAAGGTGAAGCCCTTGTCGGACTCCGAGATGCGCTTCCATGTCGAGGCGATCTTCTGGTGTGCACGTAACCTCACAGACGGATTCGTGCCCGCCGAAGACGTGTCAGATGTGTCGGCGGTCCGGCGGCCGCACAAGGTCGTCCCTTCCCTGGTGGCCCGGGGCTTGCTCCACGAAGCGGGCCACGTCTGCCAGTCGCCGAAGTGCCCGCCCTCGCCGGGCGGTGACGGATGGATGATCCACGACTACTTCGACTACCAGCCCTCCAAACAGAAAGTGACCACGGAACGGGATGCGAAAGCCCAGCGGCAGGCCCGCTGGCTCGCCAAGAAGACCACCCGACCCAGAGACGCGTCTCAAGACGCGTCTGTAGACGCCCCCCCGCCCCGCCCCGCCCCGAAGGAAGGCGGGCGGGGGCCCGCAGCACCGCCGGCCGCCGCGCTGCGGCGTGGCCGCGACGGCGGCGGTGAACAAGTCAACGGACACACCACACCCGTCTGCCACAACTGCGGCAACCGCACCGACAGCCCATACCACCGCAACGTCTGCCGCTCGGAGCGGCTCGCCAGAACGGAGACACCATGACCACCACCACCGCCGAGTTGTGTGGTCACCGCTGGCCGCGAGTTCGGACCGACCCCGCCGGCCGGCCGCTGCACCACCGCTGCGACCAGCCCATCGACCATCCCGCGACGTGCCGCTGCCGGTGCGGCGCCACCACCACCAGGGAGAGCACATGACCACCACACCACCACCGGCCACGCCCAGCTGGGTCGTGACCGTCACGCCCACCATCCAGGACGGGCAGGTCGTGCGCTGGTATCGCACCCTGGTCGCCGCCGAGAACAGCGTGGAAACCATGTCCGCGTCCCGCAACGGGGTGATGGTCCGCGGGTTCCTGCACGAGGTGGGGCCGACGTTGTTGGCCATCGCTGAGGACATCCACCGCGGGCTGGCCACTGGCTGGGATGCGTCGCATGCTGCCACCCACCGGCGTACCCGGCTGTTCGGCGGCGACCTGGAGCCCATCGTCCGCGAGGAGGCCACCGATGAGCACTGAGCAGACGCCCGCCACGCCATGGCACGTCACCGTCTGCGCCCACCACCCGATCACCGGGGCACAGGCGGACGGCCTGTTCGACGCGGTGGCCAACGCCGCGCATGACTGGGAGGGCTGGGAGCCGGATGGCCCGGATGTGGATGTGTCCGGCGGGCCGTGCTGCTGCCGGCGTTCGCCGGATGCTGTGGCCCGGGTGGTGGACGCGGCGCGGGAAATGGCCCGCGCGCTGCGCCTGGTCACCGCGATCGGAGGAGCGCTCTCGAAACCTGGGGATGCGCTCGTTGCGGCCGTGGACGCCCTCGACGCCGACGCCGACCCGGCCACCGACCGCGACTTCGACCAGGCGGCCGCCGCCGCCGCGCCGGTCACCGTGGTCGGCACCCGCCCACCCTGGCAGGTCCACGCGGGCCCGCCACCCACCCACGGCACACCCGCCGCGGCGCTGGCCCACGGACCAGGCTGGGACCAGGAGACCATCGCCGACCTGGACAGGCTGATCGGCACCCATGTTGACCACTGCAACTCGGTGCCTTGTCCGGCCCGCGTCACCCTGATCCGTATCCGCCGCGCCCTCGCCGCCGACTGGGACCGGCTGGCCGCCGAGCTGTCCAACGCCCGTGAGTGGCTAGACCTGCGCACGAGCGAGCTGGCCAGTGCCAACTCCCAGCGCGACGCCGCCCGCGCCGAGTTGGCCGAGGCGCTGAACGACGTCGACGACCGCGACGCCCAGATCAGCACCCTGCGCGATGACCTGAACCACCAGACTGGCGCCGCATTCGACAACCAGGCCGAGGCCGACCGGCTTCGCGCCGAGCTGGCGCAGGTCACCGCCGACCGGGACCATAACCGCAGCTCGGCGCAGGTGATGCACCGCCGCCTGCAGGAGGTCATCGACGACCGGGACCGGCTCGCCGCCGAGGTGGAGCGGCTGCGGGACCACGGGGTGCTCAAGGGTGCGGCGTTGGACGCCGCGCAGGCCGACCTGGACGCCGCTCTGGTCACCATCAGCGCGCTCCGGGACGAGTTGGCCGGGCAGCGCACCATCCCCACCCAGCCGGCCACCACCGGCACCGACGCCACGGAGGAGACATGACCCTGCACATCAGCCACCAGCATGACTACGACGGACCATGCCCACGGCCGGCCGAGGTCACCACGTGGGACGACCTCGCCAAGGGTGAGCGGCACTGGCTGTGCGGCTGCGGCTTCTGCCCGAAGCCCGACCCGACCCCGGCGGAGCTCCAGCGGCGGGTGGACGATGCTGCGTGGCGCCGGGCAACCACCCTGGAGGAGACATGAGCCGTTGGAAGCTGGCGGCACTGGCCGCCGCCGTCGCCACCCTAGTCGGGTGTGCCAGCTCAACCGCGCAAGTCAACCAACCCGACGCGTTCGACGAGCTCCAAGCCGACCCTGCGCTGGTCCGCGGCGCCGAACACGCACTCGGCGATGCACCGGCACCCGAACCGGGTTGGGCCGTCGGTGTTGTCCTGGTCGAACAGGAACGCGAAAAGCAAGGACTGTTCGCCGCCTACGACACGTGGACGGTGGCCGTGCTCGCCGCCGACGGGTCGATGGCCGTCCTGACCGACGACTGGTGCGACGACGATCCGCGCAACGCGGTGGACGTGCTGCCGGTGCTCGTCGCACCCGGTGACCTGATCACCTGGACTGGCGGGCCCGAGTTGTGCATCCCGGATGTGCGGGTGCTGCGTAAGGCCGCCGCGTTCCTCGACGACGGGAGCAGCCATGACTGACTTCGAGCGCCACGTCCGCCGCGCCGCCATGGTCGCCGCGGTCACCCGCCGGTACCGGGCCCGGCAGCTACGCCGCATGAGCGTCGGCTGGTGGTGCCGGCATGGGTGAGCTGGGCACCCACGCCCAACCGATCACTGACACGGAGGACAACATGAACGAGCCGGAAGTCCTGGTACAGATCGACCCGGCGATGGTCATCCGACCCGGCGACACACTGATCGTCCGGGTACCACTGCTCACAACCGCCGAGATAGTGCACAAGGCGAAAGAGCAACTCGCCAAGGTACTGCCCGACGTCAACCTGGTCGTCATCGTCGGCGAACAGATGGCCATCTACCGGCCCGATGATGACACCCCTAACCAGGTGACCGATGGCTGACTGCGCGATCTGCACCCAACCGATCACCGATACCGCCTACGTCTGTGCCCGGGACGCGTTGCGCCTCGAAGGCAGACTCAAGGCTGCCTCCGGGCTGTGGCCGTACGTCGCGGACACCGTGGCCAAGCAGACCCGCACCGGCGACCCCACCCCGCGCGCAGGCAAGCCGGCGCCGGCGGAGTCGCCACGCGCGGGTGGTACCGATGCCGACTGCCAAGTGCTCGGCTGGCCCACCGGGCTGGTGGTCGACCTGGCCGCGGCGGAGACCCGCGACGCCGCAGCCAACACGCTGACCACATGGGCTCGGGTCCTGGCCGACGAGTTGGGCGCCGACCCGCCGACCCGGCTCGACCCGCTCACCCGGTGGGTCGCCGACCAACTCGGCTGGGCGCGCTACCGGCAGTGGGCCGGTGAGTGTTGGGGTGAGCTAGACCACGCGTGCACCCTGCTGTGGCGGCTGGTGGACAGTCGCACCGGGCGCCGCTACCTCGGGCCGTGCGACGCAGACGGGTGTGCGACCGACCTGTACGCCCGGTTGGGCGCCGAGCAGGCCACCTGCCCCACCTGCGGACGCCGGCACAGCGTCAAGGACCGCACGGACTGGCTGGCCACGCTGGTGCAGGGCTACACCTACACCGCCAAGGAGATCTCCGACGCGTACCCACAGATCCGTGCCGACCGGATACGCAAGTGGGCCAGCCGCGGGCAGTTGGCCAACCGCGGCGACCAGAGCCGCCCGCTGTACTCACTGCGGGAGGTGCTCGCCCTGGCCGAGCGCATGGACCGACGCGCCGTACGACAGTCAGTGTGATGGCTTGTCACACCCCGTGTGCTACGCTCGCGCGTAGTCGCGCCGTGGCGGCCGGGAAGCGTGAGGTAGGCGCATCCTGGTGGTACCCTCCGACCAGCGGGCCAGGTCCTGGGGTGTGGCACAACAACCCGCCAGCAAAGGTCACCACCATGCGAGTCCCAGCAGACCCCACCAACCCGAGCTTCGACGCAACGTTCAAGGTCGGCTTCTGGCAGTGGTTCACCAGTAGCAAGGTCGAGCGCATCGAGTGGGCACGTCGGCGGCAGGCAGCCATCCACACCATGCCCAGCATCCGCAAACTCAAGGCCGCCGACGAGTGGGCCGGGCGTAAGGCAGCCGAGCAGGATGCCAAGCGTCAGGCCAAGCGCAACAAGTAACCCCAACCCCCCACCCCTCGGCGGCATGACCCCCGGGGGTGCGCTATGCCCCGGGGGTGCCATGCCAGGTGACAGGCTCCACACCACCCGACCAGCTCGCAGGGCCAAAGCCGCCATGTTCGCCGTGCTCGGCCGCACCTGCTGGATCTGCGGACACCCCGGCGCCACCGATGCAGACCTCATCGTCCCCCGCTCGGTAGCACCACACCAGCCGGTCCACCCGCGCGCCTACCGCCCAGCGCACGGCGTGCGCGGCTGCCCAACCTGCGGCCGCAAGTGCAACCAGGAGCGCGGAGCTCGGCCGTCGGAGCGTGTGTGGACACCACGCGTCCAGTGGTGAGCGCGCATCGACAGCACCCGGTATGTCCGTTTTTTAGAGGATCAAGGGCAGCGGACCAC